CCTCCCCGTCGCCCTTGATGATCAACTCCTCTGAGTACATCGCGGTTTCGGGCTTTGTCTCATATTCTCCAGCTAGAAAGGGTTCAGCATAGTAAAGATATGAGCGCATCAAGTTATGAAAGTTTTCAAGAGCATCTTCCATTGCTTCGACAACCCCTGGATTGATATCCAGCTGGTCTGCAAGATGAAGCGCTTGCTGTGCGTTTCTTAAGAATAGCTGACTTATCTTCTGCTCTGGTGTTTGCTCTTCTTCCTGCTCAACCAGGAGCCCTCTTATGTACTCGCGGAGTAGGTTCATTCGGGGCTCCACAACTTAGTACGATTCACATCATAAATTGGCACGCCATAATCCTTGGCCAATTTGAATATTTTCCTAGTTACACCGGCTGCATTAACAGCCCAATCGGTACCTGCAGTCGCCTTAACAGATTTAAGTAAATCATCAGTACCAACAACAATTCCCACAGCCCTCCAATTATCTACCAATGCTTCATTTGTTGAGCTATATGTTTGATCGGGATCCCATGTTGATTGATCTAAAACGTATGGTATGCTCCTTGCTAGCTTCTCACTATAGTCATTACCAGGCTTAAGGTTCCCATACCTGCTATAATCTTTAGATACTTTTGGAAGTTTATTGATTCCGGATGAATCTTTCCTATGTAGATATTTTCTAAGTGCCTCCATATCCTTCTCATCCGGATCGAGGCCGGTCTTGGGCTTATAGTCACGTTCGTTTCCGCTAAACAGATTATCCTGATCATTCGTGGCCAGGGTTATTCTTCCCTTGATCCAGAGACCTACATCACCAAACTGCGACTTTAAGAGCCTGTCACCTGGTAAACTCATTGATGTTGATAACTCGTCTTTGGTCGAGTTTTGTAGTTGATCTAAAATATAGGGATCTTTCCAATGAACTGTGTTGAGTGTTGCCAGCCAGGTATGATCTGCATTCTTTGCGAAAGCACGTTTGATGGCTTTGCCCCCACCTTTACCTGGATTGCCCCCAAAAAACATTTCACCTGGCTCGCCGAACTCATCTGATGCCGCGGCGAGGTCATGCACAAAGCCCATTGGATCTTCTTTGAGTAAAGCTCTTATGTACTCACGAAGAAGTCTCATGACGATCTCATCGGCCCCTTAATCACTTCATTTAGAAATGCCACAAGATCCATAGCACCCTTCTTATCATGTATACTGAGGGCTAGCTTATCGTCAACATAGATCTCCATGGTTAGGCCGTCCCATGTCCATGCAGCCTTAACATCCCCTATGCCCAATATGTCTTTTTGCCTTACTGGATCCTTGGGCCCGGACGGCTCTTGTTTCTTCTTACCAAAAAATTCCATAAGCCGGCTGCTTTCGGCCATGGCATATTTTCCGTATGATGATGGAATAACATCTTGGACTGAAAATACAAAATCATCCCCATACTGGTCTGTGCCTATGAATCCCGGGCCAGGTGGTAATCCTGATTCACGAGAGACATCATCTAATTTTTGAATAATCCGTGTACGTGGGTAAGAATTGAATTCAGCATCAACATCAACAAGGTCTCCGACTTGGAGCTCATTCCAGTTTAGCATATCGACACCGACCTGCATCTCTTCTTTAATGAGTTGCCGTAGTTGCCTCTTTGTTATCTTCATTGTTTTCACCATCCATCTTATATCGCTGTAGACCAGCCTGATACCCTGCTAGAATTTGTTTTCGGGATTTGCCCCTCATATTGGATAAATATGTACCAAAAACCTTATCAAACATAGGAGTTGAGATTCCTAAATTATAGGGGAGCAATCCCTTTTTATCCCCTCCTGATATTATATAGTGATGATGGATATCGTGTAGGCGAACAATGTATCTATAGTACCTTTTTGTTATTCTATTCTTGGACAACCAGTGGCCCTTAATATGCATAGTGTCATGCAACCACCCCATCACGATATATGCATACATGACCATCATGATTATTGATACCGTAGTTTGTAGTGTAGTAAGGTCTAAGATGAATGACTCTAAAAATATTGTAAATCCTATTAAGATAACCGCCGGTACAATCCATTCAGGCCCATATTTTAACAGCGGCTCTTTTGTTGCATGATGTTTATAGGTTTTAGAGGGCCTCATATTCGACCCGGGTGGATATGTATTTCGATGCAAGTGGTGGTTCATATGTTGTGCAGATAACCACCGGATCTTGTCAGTATGTTGAAGGACGTGTAACCAATAACCATAAAACTCAGTAAGAATTATGGAACCTACGGCAATTAATAGCCATGCTAACACGTATTCCTCCTAAAAATCCCCTATACGCATGTGGGCCCCGAAAGGGCTTCCTTCTGCCAATTTGGATTAACAAACTCTAAATAATAAGTCCTACCAGATGGAGTAAGCTCTACAACTCTTCTTACGTTCCACCCAACATGGCGAAACTTTTGAATTGACTCGTGCATTAGTGCTTCACCGAGACCAAGGGGAAATATTACCCGCTTTCCGTCCTTTATCTCTTTAATTGTCCATGAGCCTTCAAGGATATGATTTAAGGCCTCAATCAACTGGCCTATATCAGTCATCTTTTTCTTCAGCCTCTTCCGCTTCCTTCTGCGATTTCTTGCTCCATTTATCTTTCGGCATTAGCTTTTCAACCCGAAATGATAAAACCTTCATGCCATTGACGGTGGGTTGACCTAAGTCATCAGTGCCTATTTTCTTTACGACGGTTCGTTTATTCTTAAATCGCCCAGTAAGGATAACATCACCCTTCTCAATATCAAGGGTTATGACTTCTCTTATAAGCATACGTAATAATGCTTCTTTTTCCTTACTACTACCCATGCCTAACTCAAGCGCCTACCAGCGTATCTCTGATAATTTCCATTTCTTCAGATATATCTGGTAAAAGTGCTTTTAAGTGACCCACATATTTTTTGACTTCGTTGATATTAACATCATCTCCTGATGTTGCGGCAGCTAGCTTATCGACAGCCTCCATTGCACAAACGAGAGGATCCTCCTCTAATGTTGCGCATAGACCATTTAGCTCTTCTCGAATAATCTTACGTACCCTTGACTCCACCGTTACATCAGATTCCTGCATCTCTTCCCCAGCTAATGAATCAATTATAGAGCTAGGTACGCGCTTGTTCTGTTTTTGTAGTGTGCTAAATATTTGTTTTGTTCGTCTCATATTAATACCCCGATTCTGTTTCAAGCTCCCAAGGACCATATGTCCCTGAGTCTACCATCCACCGCCTGACTTCCTCTGGAGTGTATTTATAAATGTTGGATCCGACCTGACCCATACGGTAATAGACTTCCACCGGAAGCTGTATATTGTTTCCGTTAGAGTTATCAATAACGATGCCTCCAACCTCTACCCAGGCATGGCCATATTTTAGACCATCGATTGGGCCCTGGCCAGTTACTTCAGCATGAACAAGGACCATCTCAGCTGACCCTCGTGAGAATAATGAATTATCGACAACATAATTTGCTGCCACTTCATAACAGTTTCCGCCTGCATGATCCTGTTGTGCAGACATGGTTGCATCTAAAGATACCTCTTTAAGGCTTGTCTTTACAAACTCTCGAACTGTGCTATATCGTTCTTTATTATCCATGATTATCCTACTCATTCATAAGTATTGTCTTGTATGGATAATGTATAGAGCTAGATCGTATTATAGTACCGCCTAATCCCCATTTAGAATATGGGTTGATCCCTCTGAGGTTCCAGAATATGATTGTTTCATAAATTGTGCTTTTGCCTGTAGTTCCCTAATGGTCTTTGCACCACTATAAGATAGCCCGGATCGAATGCCTACTTCTAACTCATGCAAAATAGCACCCACAGGTCCCTTGAGCGGAACGGTGGTGGAAACACCTTCAATTGAAGAAGGGTATCCTCTCCAGTCAACCTGAGCCTCCTTGGATGCCATGCCACGATACTTCTTAACCCCCTTAGGCTCAGAATCATATGTATAGGATACTCCAGCTGGAGCACATACGGCTGCTGCAGCTGTAGAGGTTACACAATATTCATATCCATTATCAGCATACTCTACATCACCTGGCGTCTCATCTGTACCAGCCAATAATGATCCGATCATAATAAAATCTGCACCGGCTGCATATGCTTTAACGATATCGCCACTGGTACGAATTCCTCCATCTGCAATTAGCATAACATCACGATCTGATTGTGCACATTCTAATACCGATTGAAGAGTTGGCATACCGTGGCCAGTTTGAAGCCTGGTTGAGCAAATAGATCCACCCCCGATACCTACGCGAATGCTATCTGCACCCCAGTCGGCCAGATCGTTGAACCCCTCAAGGGTTGCAACGTTACCAGCCATTATATGTACGGTATTTCCGAAAATATCCCTTAACCGATGTAAGGCCTGCTTCATTATAATATGATGGCCATGAGCTACATCTAGACAAAAGATTCGTACGTTAGTATCATATAATGCTGTAGCCCTATCAATGTAGCCCTCTGTCACGCCTATCGCTGCAGCCATACCATGGCGAGCGTTATTATCTTCTTCATAGAGTAACTCATATGCCTCACTGGCAATTTTTACCTGTTCCTCGATAGTATTGTATCTATGAATAATCCCTAACCCGCCAGCCTTTGCCATGGCGACCACCATTTTCGTTTCCGTAACTGTATCCATAGGGCTAGAAATAACTGGCAAAGTAAATTTATGCCTAACATTTTTGACTTCTGTCAACAGATCAATGTCTCTTCTTGACCTAATAGGTGAGTATTGGGGCACTAATAACACATCATCGAAACAAACTCCTGTCTTCATTCTCATCTTCTATAAACTCCGCTTTTGCGTAAAAATAAAATGGTCGGCTGGCCGGGACTCGAACCCGGAACCCTCTGTTTATGAGACAGACGCTCTAACCTGATTGAGCTACCAGCCGGTACATTAAACATCTTCGTAGCAATCCAATGCATGAAAATATTTGTAACTTTTTCCTTTTTTGACTACCATGTCTGGTTCTTTCATGAAGTCCTCAAGAATTAACTTCACAGTCTCTCTCTCAATTCCTGTCTCTTTAGAGATTCGATCAATCGTCTTCCACTCCAGAAATCCCACTGTGCTATTAACGGCATGCCACTCATCCTCGTTCCATCTCTTCTTCTTTTCTTTTCTCACCTGGGGTAATCCTTTCAAAGATCTCAATAGGCAGTTTCGTAACGATAGTGCCATCAATAACCACATCAATGCAAGGCTTAAGTTCTGTCATCGCAGCCTTACCGATAGCATTATAATGTGTAATGGTCCCCTCATATATACCACGGATAACAAGGGCGGGGCTCTTCCATAAATCCCGAATTACCCCATCATCTCTTAGATAATCAGGAAAATCGATTCTTCTTACTAAATCACCTGGCTTCATGTTGCCCTCTTTCTATTAAACTATACCAATGCTAGATACGCTTGTATTTTTTACCACGGCGGATAACTTCATTATTACGAGCCATTGACTCTAAGATCGAACGTGCGATACCTGGTTTAACGTCGGCATCATTAGCAATCTGATCAATCGTTGCCCACATTTCAAATGACAACGCATTATCGATGGCCATCTGCTCACCATCAGTCCATCCACTCTTCTTACTTCGTTTGGCCATTATTCTCCTCATTATGGCGAAAGTCTTTAATCAGTTTTTTCTTTAGGACACTGTGTAGTCCTGGATTTACTTCAAATGCATGTGGCATAATTTTATGCCTGATATGATTTCTCATGTGCTTTGTATCTTGGTTAGATGGATCATTAATGAAAGGAACATCATTCCTGTCAATCCATTCTAGAAGCTCCTGTTTGGTTGTTGCAAGGAATGGCCTGATAACATCTCCATTCCTATATGGAATTAGCTTAGAATGGCCGCGTAGTGAGGAAAACATCCACCACTCAGCAACATCATCTAAGTGATGACCCATAATAATTGGGCCAACTAGCTCTGTGAAAAATTCATATCTAGAATTACGCCAGAACTCTTCTTGAGATTGACGAGGCTCGCGCATTGAGGTTACTCGTCCACAAATATACGGAATCTTATTATCGGAACAATAACGCTCAACAAATGTCTCTGCCTCCATGCCATGCTCTGTACCATGATCAAAATATGCGACACGTACTCGGCGCTTGCCGTTGTTTAGAAAATGAAGTGCAGCCATAGAGTCCGAACCCCCAGAACAGGCGATTGTAATATCGTCTGGAATTTTTCCTAATAAGTGAATCATTAACTGTGTCTTTACCGTTTAAGGATGGTGAGCCGCCCGGGAATCGAACCCGGAACCTGCGGATTAAAAGTCCGATGCTCTACCTGTTGAGCTAACGGCCCGTACGTCATCCTATACGTCCTTGAACCGTTTATATTTCATTTGGTGAGTCATTAGCATTATGATATAACTTTACCAACTCGAACTATGTTGTACATAACTAACTATCGAAACAAACTACAAATCTGATGCAGTCTTCAATCGTACCACCTGGTAACATTAGGTCTTTTACTGTGCCATACCAGTCCCATGCAGTATCCTCAGTTTCATTTCGCCAACTTACAATAAGCTGTGTAACATTGGTGTCTAGCTTGGGAATAATCTCATATCCATGCACGTCGAACTCTTCATTATAAGATCCAATTGAGCGCCTATTCATTTCGTGACATGCCTCCTGAACCTCGGATGGTGTTAACCATGTATGACTATGTAAGTCAACTCCCCAGTCATCTACCATGTCCCTATAGGCACCGGATGCATCATCTGGTACACCACGATTAGCTGTACCAATATCCGGCCCACCCCGTACAGCAGCAATAACACCGAACCAGTCATAATTTCTACCAGGGTTGATTGTATCAATTGCCATCCAGTTTCCAGTATGGTCTTTGACTTCCCAAAACCCGTGGATATCACATCCCATTTCTTTTCCTATTCATCAAAATTTTGTACTTCATATGACTTAAGATATGGAAGCCATTTTGGGTGTATGCGTTTTCTTTCAACTGTATGAAAGATATAAGGTGAAGGTTGCATTGGGGGCTTTAACGGGTGCATGTGGGCTTCATATGGTAACATGCTTCCCTTTTTTTGATTGCACTTTCTGCAGCTGGTAACCACATTTTCCCAAACTTTAGGGCCACCCCTTGAGCGAGGTGTTACATGGTCTATTGTAAGCTCGCTATTTGCAAATACGTCACCACAATACTGACATGTATATCGGTCTCGCCAAAATACATTTTTCCTATTGCACCTCAAACGAAGCCGGCCCTTACGTACATATCGTTTAAGTGCAATTACACTTGGAACAGGAAATTTGCGGCTGGCCGAATGATAAAATGCATCATCATAAACTTCTACAATATTTGCTCTGCCCATATATACCATGCAAAATGCTTCAAATCCAGTAACAATTTGAATGGGCCTATATGAACTATCTAGCTTTAAAGTTTTCCATTCTTCCACAGCAGCCTCTTACCTTAAGTAGTTAGCCATGAAAGAATGGCCGAGAAACTTATAAACTAACGTTTTTAGAAACAGCGTTGATAAGATTATCAAGCTCTTCATCAGAACTATCAAGCTTTGACTTAATCTTAACAATCCTGACAGCAGCCTGAATACTCTTTACATCTAGTTTGTCTTTGTACTCTGCGACTAGTAGCTTCCTATCTTCTGACAAAAGCTTCTGTTCACCTTCAATCCTAAATAGTTTTGTAACGAATTCATCCAATGTTGTTTTTTCTGACATTTACTTTCTCCTGTTAGTAAGTTGTTGGTTGGTGGCCGAGGTGGGACTCGAACCCACACGAGCTAAGCTCAACGGATTTTGAGTCCGTCGTGTCTACCAATTCCACCACTCGGCCTGGGTCATATGACCATCTCTTCCCAAATCCCATCTGGGTTTGTATACCTAATTGTTTTAATACCTGCTGCCCTAATATGGGACATACAAAATGAACAAGGTTTTGCCATGGCAAGGTCGCAATCACGCTTCTTAAATCTCATTACCTCAAGGGTATCGCCGGGTTGGGAGAATCTCAAGGCATCCATTTCAGCATGCATATGAGATGCAACTGTCCCATCAGGGTATGTACGGGTAAACCGTGGATGCGTTTTGCTTGAGTTAATACCAACCCTAACAACCCTACCTTTTCGACGAAGGATTGCAGCAAGGTGATAAACCCTACCATTCCTCATTGCTTTTTCACGAGCCGCGTAATACACTTGGCATGATGACCACTCCTATCCTTATTTAATAATCCAATTATAGAGATGATTGTTTAACCACACATTGCCTTATCTTTCCAGAAAAGGACAGACTCCTTAAGCGCAGACTCAAACTCCTCAGGAGTCATTTTTGTCTTTGTCCCGCCAGACAAATCAAAGTGATTTGCGATCAATGCATTAGGAGGAATAGGTGGGGTTTCAATCGTAGGCGATGCGTTGATACTGATAATCTCCCAATCGGCAACTGCCTTATAACCAGCCTCTTCTTCAAGCACAGTACGATGATAGAGAATCACTTCACAGCTCTTTGCTGGTAGCTTGCCACGAGAGTTGGATACAACCCACTTTCTAGGCTCCTCACCGGACTTACGGGCCTCATACTTTCCGTAAATGGATTCGCCCTCCCGGAGTTGAACAATGCCGCTCATGAAACCCCGCGGGGGAACAGGGACGCAATATACACCACTACGATAGCCAATCTTTGCCATATCTAGATTTTCTCGAATGAGCTGAATTAGCTCGCCCTCAGTTCCCTCAAAATGGGAAAACCGAGAATCAGGTGTCTGCCGCCTAGCAAATGTTAGTGCAATATCTTTGTTTGGTCTCATCATATCTCCAATGGCTTAAGGTCTTTAAAGATCTGGCCTGTTGTTACAAAAACCCCACCCCTGCTGTGGAACAATTCGTGAATTTTATGAACTGACTCTCCAACTGGAACCCTTTTTGATCCCAGGTACATCCATGTGCCACCATCCAATATAGGGTAACCATCAAAACCTGGGGCCAAAATATCTGGTGCTGAGCGAACTGAGCGATGGCCAGACCAGCGCTGGCCACAATATACTATCGCAAACTCTTCTTTGGCCTCCAAAAGCATTCCTTCTTTTAGCTCCCGTACAAGCACATCATCTCCAATTCAATGGTTGTGATGTTAGGTCCCACTTATCGTGTAGCTCATCATCAAAAGTTATTAGATCCTCAGGACATTCAAAGGGATCCGGCCTATTTGGATAATCACCAGGCTTGGGGATCCGGTACTCTTCATTCTCGCCTTCATCCCATTCATCAGGATCAGGAAGCTCAAAGGGGTCAATCCTCTGCTGGTCACTCATTCCGCTGTTATTTCTCAATCGTGTATTATTCATATTAATAGTCTCCTCGATTTGTGGCCATATACGGCACACCTATAAAAAAATCAAAAACTAGGCCCATACCAAGTAATCCACCAGTAAAAGCATACAGCAGCCCAGTCATCGGTCGACCTAGCATAAACCTATGAACGCCAAATACTCCAAAAAACAAAAGGGCTAAATATCCCCATATTATTCTTGCTGTTGTTGATTCATCATTCATAATGTTCCCCTATGTATACAGCATTTTCTTTGAGTGTATACGATCTAACTAAGTTCTACTGCCAGTTGTTGCTCTTCAACAATCGCCAATGCGTGCATACGAGCCTCGAACATTTCGATTCGTGCCTTTTGCTCTTCAATCGTCTTTCTAGCGCCTTCGATACTTTTCTTAATCTCGGATGCACCTTGGACATTAAGCGTAGTAACATCAGTCACTGTGCCATGACGAATAAACTCAACCCTAGGGTAGGAACTATATCGTCGTTGATCTTCAGGAACTAGATACCCGAAATAGAGATCAGCGGCGACCTTTGCTTCTTCAATGGTCGCAGCATAAAGATAGCCAAAAAATGTGCGATAATCAGCCTGAACCTTATAGATCCCCTTTCCACCGGTATTCTTGACCCTGCGAACAGACTCATGAACCCTATCCCACAATCTGCGTACACGCCGCGTCACAGTCGATTTCTTTCTCCCAAGGTTCCACTTATTTTTACCTTCAAAAAACCGATTAAGGATATACTTTTCGGCATCCTCATCATCATGAATACCGAGATCAAAAATAGTCTCGTCTGTATATCCCCATGTAGGATGAGATGGAACTAGCTTAAATGTATCAACATATTCATAGTTCTTCTTACACCATCTATCCCCGGTACGTTCCTTTTCATATGTGATCTTTTGATGTGGATGACTCGGGCCCTGTGGGCGTGCCCTCATTAGATCGTCAATAATCTTATCTCGTGTCTTCTCGTTAAGCATTTTTTCTCCTATGCTTCTGCCCGGCCGCCAGCGACTGGAATTGTATCTTCAAAAAACTTACGCATCGACTGGTGTCTCTCAGCAGCCTCGAAATCTCCTGTTTCGATAGCTACCTTTTCAGATTCCCTCAATGCAGCGATTGTACGCAAAATCTGTCCAAAACTAATATCTAAGATCAAGCCATTCACAAACTCTGTGGCCTTTATCATTTCAATATCAAGGGGTGTCAAAAGGTCATCCATAGTTTATCTCTTTTGCCGGCGCTTACCAATGCGATCTGCAGAAAGGTCCAACATTTGGCCATTAACAATCGTAGGATAAACGAGGTTTCCGCGGTCGTTGACGAATGGTGCTTCGGCGATTAGGGCAACATCACCCATATAATACCGAAGGTCGCCGACGTTGTGGCGGGGGGTCTCAAGCTCTTCAAAAACCTTCTTATATGCCTTGAGCAACTTGTTACATGCCCACTCATCGATCTGAACATTTTCTGGATTTGCCAGCCAATCCAATACTCGCTTGTGAGACTTTGCAGTGCCCGGGCGATGTTGCCAATAGTAACCATTCTTACCACTGCCGATCCGAATTGCAATTTCCATCTTGGCCTTGAGCTCAGCATCCGGAGCCCAAACTCCGTTGTTTCGGATATCGGCAGCCTCTGCCAACATATTGTTCAACCAAGTCTGCTGCTTTTCGCTGAGGTTCCAGCCGCGGCGAACCTTTCCAGCAAAGTCGGTGAGAATGTCTCGCCGGCGCTCCATGCCCTTGAGGTTAGCAGCAGCCATAATCTCATTGACCTGGGTTTCGTTCTTCGCGACCGGAACGCCTTCCTCAATAATGGAATCGAGCCAAGCTCGACGCTTTGGGCTAAGGCCTCGATTTGTATTGAGGCGCCATTCCATATCCTTGGCGAATCGACAATTTCGATCTTCACCCAGGCCTGCGGCTTCAAAAGCCTTGATTAGTTCCTGGGTTTGTGATAGCCGAAGTTCGCGGGATTTGCGAGCCATGTTTTCTCTCCTATTACTTGGTAGGGCCATTCCCCACCATCAAGTATATTATACCCCATGGTCGACTTTTTTGCACGAAAATACAGCAAAAACCTCACAAACTACATAAAAAAAGCCTAACCAGATTAACCAGTTAGGCCTTGAAAATGAAAGTGAGGAGGAACCAATTACCATCCTGATATCGGGAGTCCCTAAACCTGACATTATGAGCACTAGTAACTCATCTACTAACGTCTTCCCCTTGGGGGAAAGGGGTCAGAGGCTTTTACTCAACCAACCGCAGGTATGACAACCAATTCCTCCTCACAAATAACTATACCCTGTCATTCCGAAAATGGATAAAAGTTGGAAAACGAAGTGACCCGTCAGGGGTTACTTCCTGATATCGGACTTCGATTAATCGACCAATATAGTCATCTGGATTATTCCAGATCTCCTGGCGAAGCTCGTCATCCATGCCACTTCCAACACCCACCTCAACGCCGTTATAGTCAACAATCAGCGTTCCACACATATCTCGGAATTTACCTTTTCCTTCTTCTATCCGAAGTACTTCAACATCAGCATCATGAAATGACTTTACCTTCATGACCTCATACCCCCTGCCGCGGCGATACAGGGCCTCAAGATCTTTTACCATGACCCCCTCATAACCCTCTTCCACAAACTGATGATGGTACATATCAATCTGGCCCTGGCATGCCAAAATAGTATGACGTGGAACTAGCAGAAGATATTTCGATTGACGCCCACCCGCGTAGAAGCGTGCTTCGAGCAATGCGCGTCGTTCCCGGCATGTTTCTCCAGGAAGGTCCTCAACCCAATCTTCAAGAGACATAAAATCGAACAAAGCTAGATATGAATTGGTAACATCCACATCATCTTTACGATATGCTTGACGCATGAGAGCTACAAAATCTTCCCCCATTATTTCGCCATCATAGAACCCATCGCCTAATCGTGATAACTCATATCCAATTGTGTCATCAAAATTTGTAATCTGCTTTCCAGATCTGGCATACAGAGTTGCTGCCCCATCCTTAACAACAGCACAACATCGAATTCCATCTAGTTTCGGTTCAAGAGCAATTACCTCTTGATTCTTAATCCTCTTTAGTTCGAACTTTTGTGCAAGCTGTACATCAAAAGTAGGAATCAAGCCAGGGAATATACTATTGATTGTCTTTGTCGATGCCCCAATCGCCAGGTGCTTCTTAAGAACCTTCCGCATCCACTTCTCTTCTCTAGGAAATGCCGATGATAAAGCGGTTTCCATAATTGATATTGCAGCATTACCGGTGTGATAACGTTCTGAGCAAAGCTTTGCACAATCTAAGAATAGGTTCCACCTATCTTCCTCTTCATAGCCACACTTTCGATTATCAAATGCTAGCTTCGGAATCTTTACAATATTGAATACAATGTACGGATCATTTGCATACTTCAATACACGTTGCAGTAGCATATTGTCAGAATGTTCCTGTAAGATTTGCTTCTTAGCATTTGAACCAGAAACATCTTTTACGGCTTGTAGGATATCAGATACTAACATGGTGTAACTCCTTGTATGACAATTATATCATACAATATATGGATTTACACGAAATTGCTCATTAAGGCCGGTCGTCTTTTACGCCTGTTCCGCTCCATCGTGCCTTGCGGCCACGGATATCATAATGAGTAAAAGTCAAATAACGACCAACACCACCCTGCATCATTTTACCCTCTTCGATAAGTTGTAGTATTGTAGATCTTACATCATCCGGATGCATTCCGTCCACCTTGATGTCCGAAGCTTTTGCCAACATATGCTGGCTTTTACGAGCACCACCTATCTTTCGATTATATGGGGGAGAGCGATACCCGCTAATTACCCTTATTGGAAGACCTATATGATCTCTAAGTACCTGTAAGTTTTTTGCCAGAAGCCGCACATTATCCATGTACTCTGGCGGAACATCCGATCCGTCTCTGCACCGAAATTCTCGTAAAGAAAAGTTTTTTGTTAAATCACCCATATGCTGAGTGCACTCCTGTTGTCATCGAAATGTTGGATCTTTTGCCGTCTTAAATAGTTCTGGCATAAAAGACTTTTTAAGCTTGAGAAGCCTACCGAACTTTACTCGGCCTCGGAGGTTTATCAAGACACCTTTTGGTTTCTTAACTTCACCGTCGATTAATAGTTCATCAAAATTATAAAATTTAACCTTAGCGTCTTTTGCTGGAGGTTTCGCAGCCATGGCTGTTTGAGCACATACGACGAAGGCAACAGAAAGGGCCAACGCTCGTATCACATGCTTCATCAGATCCCGAATTTGCCTGGGTCTATCTCATAGTTATTAAAGATTTCATCAACGCTATAGCCACCAAAAAATTCCTGAAGATCTAGGGCCGCATACTCTAAGGCGTCTTGTTGATTTGAACCTATACCGTCTAAATGCTTATCAATGTATACGTCCAATAGATCTGTAATTGCCCTATCAGCAATCTCTTCAGCTGTCTGTACGGTGCCCTCATTAATCTTTTGTCCCTTTACTGCAGCGGCAAGCTCAGGATGGGCACGAGAACGCATAGGACTAAAGGATTCTACTTCTTCCTTAATCAAGCTACGTAATTGTTTTCTAGATAATTTCACTTATCGCTCCCTACGGCCATAGGCTTTCACATTATCCCGAGTCCTTCCAATCTCATGACTACTAAGATGCCTAGCATCCTTGGCTGTCTTAGGGTCAAGGGCACTCCATGCGTCAGATAGTGCATTCTCTAAATAGTCGGCAAACTCCTTAGCCTTAGCTTTTTGTTGCTTACGAATCTCTGCATATTCTGGGCCACGAAGACCCTTAATGCCGCCACGCTTCGGGCCCCCAGCCTTCGCAGCACGCTTTGGCTTGGTTTGAACCTGGTATGTAAGATCCTGATATTCTTTTGCGAGTTGATCTAGCGTTGCATCACCCTCTAATACCGCCATCATCTGTGCTTGAATATCTCGACGTAATTCGGTTTTTAGCTGACTTAACTTCTTTTCTAGTTTATGTTGAGCGGCGCCGGCCATATTTCCTAAAATACTCTTGGCTACTCCGGCAAGCTTCACCCCGCCCCAAAGACCTGCAATACCTAATGCAACACCTGCTCCGATAGTAGCAATTGTTCCAAGTACCTCATTCATGTCATCCTCATTTAGCTCTAGTTCATCTGCTGTTAGAACGGGTTCTTCGCCATCGCCAGGATATCCCCCACCTAACTCTTCCCTAATGATTCGTCTTAACTGTGTCATTGTAATAGGCCGGCCGGCTCTTAATCTTTGGCGGGACTCTTCCATGCGTCGACGTTGTGACATTGGCGTAGATGTTATTGTAGCCTGAAGCCGTAATGCTTCGCTCTTTCGCCAGACCATAACCTGTTCTGCCTGAATTAGATCTAAATCATGCTCTGTCATGAGCATGCCCATATCAACGTCTAATAGTTCAAGTATTTCATCATCAGATAAAGGTGCATGTACCTGAGCCTTTAAGACCGCTAATTCTAAAACTTCTTTTGCCATTTTAAGAATCCTCCGCTACAGCTATTATAACCATATACATTCATGTGTAACTTACATAAATATCAACCGAAAGGAATAACGTACCTTAAATGAAGACTATTTTAACTTGGAGTCTTCAAGAAGCATTTTCTTAACTAAATGCCGCCTCTCTGATTTCGACCTCACTAACTTGGGATCAAGCTTATATCGTTTAGCAGCTTTTTTCCAAAGCTTCCTAAATCGGCGTTGGACAACTTTTTTCTCATCCGGTGAAAGTGATACAAGCAACTCATCCAAAGTTTTTGGCTTATGATGCCACCCTGTAAAACCGAATGAATATGGGTCCTCAGAAAGTACACTAGTACTATTTTCAATATCAGGCACAATTCCAGCATCCAGCATTAAAATCTGGAGAAGCAAGTTTCTGGAATCCATCTCAAACTCCGGTGCTGTGCATACGTCCTAGTATGCTATCAAGACTAACTGTTATCTGCTTCGGTCGCCGTAATTGTTGAGCTAGTTGATTCAGTATCTAGCTCAGCATAAAAATACCTTACCTCTGGTTGTTTTGAGTGGAGAACAACCCATGTTTCCAAAGTGAATGAATTGTCTTCCCCTTCAGGTACCTCATCATATTTGGCTTCGGCTTGAAACTTCCAACCAATCGTCCTTGATTCGTTATCCGGATCCTGCACACTTCCAACGATGGGGCCAAATTGCTCTTCGGCTGCTTGGCGAAGTTCGGCTACAGTCATCTCACCTACATCATTTAGGCCACCTTCATTCAGGCAAACCTTTGCAGCATGATCAAACTCAAGTTGTTGTACAAACATTATCGGTTCCTCTTTTTCTTCCTATAGTCCTTATTTCTTATAAGAACACGTTCTCTTCGTCGCGATGGTCTTGATATCAAAACCAAGGCTCCCATGAAAATTGTAACTAGTAATAATGTATCCACTGCTAACTCCGTTGTATAAATACCATGCATAAATATATGGCACCCCGAGCAGGATTCGAACCTGCGACCCACGGCTTAGAAGGCCGTTGCTCTATCCAGCTGAGCTATCGGGGCATAAATCAAAATGGATTATCCTCACAATATTGAATCAATTCCATAATATAGTCAAATGCTTCATCTGGTAAGTCCTTATATGAAACACCTCCGGCGGCATCCTTAATAACCTTGGGAATATGTGCATATGCATTTCTTCCCTGGGGATGTTTGGGATGATCTGGAAGCTTGCCCTTTAAGGCTTTAGCGGCTTCCAAGATCCTTTCCCTTATTTTCCCCTGGTTATCAGGTGACACCTAAGCATTCCTATAATTGTTATAGCAAAATGCTGCAAACAATGTGCAAATACCACAAATTAGATAATTTCCAGTCATTGCTGTCTGTACAGCAAATGTAGCATTTGCAGCACAACACGCTAAACTTAAATTTCGCCTATTGAATATTTTTCTCATTATGTACTCCTCATGTTGAATGTGGAGCCAGGGGGGATCGAACCCCCGACCTTCTGACTGCCAGTCAGATGCTCTCCCAGCTGAGCTATAGCCCCATGAAAAAAATGGTCGGGGCAGCAGGATTTGAACCTGCGACCCTCTGCTCCCAAAGCAGATGCGCTGCCAGACTGCGCTATGCCCCGATATGAGCGGGTGACGGGACTCGAACCCGTAGCCTTCTGATTGGCAACCAGATGCTCTACCATTGAGCTACACCCGCGGCCCATCTCATCGTCTATTTCTAAACGCTTTAATGACGCCATTATATCCTTCTTTGCGATATATCTTCCGAACCTCTCGCCTATACGTTCTCGATTTCGAAACCCCATCAATGTATACATCACAAAGCGCCCACCTATTCGGGCCACGATGGAAAACAAAATCAGCATCTACCTCTGCATCACTGTGGAGTGACTTTATAGTTGTACTAACTTTTGCAAACCTATGGCCTCGAAGCACCTTATATTGTGTACCCCCGTTGAAGTATACTGTAAACTTTGCACTGGGTGAAAACAGGTAGCCATATCTACTGATGGCATCTCGCTGCAAAAGTTTTTTGAACTTCACCTGCTGGGCCTTTGTCAACTTATCCCAATTAGGTCGAAAAATTGATTCTGCATATGTTTCCCAATCTATGTTGTTATCCAAAAACACCTGTGCTGACTTGGGCGGCCTCCTGGAACTATCAAGTATCTTATCTCGATACTTTTCAACGCCCGCTGGATTAAATGCTTGCACAGTTGTATATGCTTTGTACTGTGTATTCAGCATAATTTGTGGATCTCCCCCAGTGAACAAATATGCACTGGCAACTGCTACTACTAAAGACTTCATCTAACTACCTCTTGTAAAAGTGGAGCCACCGATAGGGTTCGAACCTACGACCTGCTGATTACAAATCAGCTGCTCTACCAACTGAGCTACGGTGGCTTATGTCAAATGTACCTTGCTTCTTCACTCCCGTCATAACAACCATTAACGGCAAACCCTGGAGGAAGTGCACATAACCTGCCAGTTACTTCAGAAATAAGTGGCATAAGGCCGGCTGCATCACCCTGATTTATACCAAGCTTCTCCATTAGATAATTGTAATGTAACATACCATCATTCTTAAAAATAAATGCTTTTCCAGAAGCACCACCATCCTGAGACCAGACAAGAATCCACTTATCACCCTCAGCCTTTCCAAACCAGCATGGATAACGAGTCCCGTTACCTGGCTGATGATCATAAAATTCCATATTAGTCATGGTCTACTCCTTTGCGACATGCACTTTTATTTGCTTTCTTTTTCTTATCAGTAAATACAGTTGAGCGGCCTCGCCACCCTGATAAATCTCCGCCTTCTTTAAAGTACCGGGCACGGTCTGCACCAGCTGTTCGACGATTACGTTCAATAGCACGCTCTTCTGGAGTCATATTCCTCCATGCACGTGCACGACGTACGACGTTAAGCTTCTTACGCTTTGATGCCTTACTTCTTTTTCGTCGACTCATCTTCAAAATCCTTTTGGATAAACTTTACCCAATCCTTTCCTGATATCCATTTCCCTAATGCAAATACCCCAGCGGCCAAGATAGCTAATAGAATATACCCAACTACAGTCCACCAATGGCCCTCTGACCATGCTGTACAAAGCTTGGTGACCATTGGGTGAAGTTGGCAAAAGTTATCAATCATCATCTTCCACCGGATCACCCTCTGGGGTCAGGCCTTGCCAAAGCATAAGTTTATCATGGAGATCAATCAGGCGCCGGCATTCCTCAATACCAATCTTCTCCAACTTCATCAGCGACATCATATGGTACTCACTAAGCGTTACCGTAACCTCACCCTCACCGATATCGACAATGATGCCCTTAATAAGCATCATTGGCATAATATCATAAGCCTCTGCGGGGGATCCATACTTCCCTTTATCATAACGCTTTTCAACCGCCTGCTTTGCTTCCCGAAGTCCACACTTTGTATCATTCCGAAGAGTCTTAATTGCCTGAATCTTCTGGCTATTAGCCATACATTCATCCATCTTCTTCATGGCCTGCGTCGACACACGTAGAACCTTGTTATTATGATCAATCTTGGACGTATTTTTTTCCATAACTCAGCTCCTATACCAATTATACAACAGACACGTACAATTTACACGAAACCGATATTAATCTTTAAGATCGATTGTTTCTCGAGGCCCACCGTAGCAAGACGGGAATCCGCCCTTAGCCATGGCCCGCTCATAGATACATGGTGCAATCTTATCTGGATAACGAGCCTGCCATTCTTCGACAGCCATTGTTTCCGTATCAATCAGGTCCATATTTCCATCATCACAGCGCATCTCTGTAAAAACCAGAATTGCTTTATTCAACTCACTATCCGAAAGACTTTCAAAGTATTCCGGAAAATCGATTCTAATACCCATCACTCACCTCTTATAAATTGTCCATCAAATCCACAACACTGATATGTTGTGCCAAGAATGTTCCAGGTCGTCGTCACATGATGATGACCAAAATACCAGATTGGTGGCTCATACCCACACAGCCTCACAGCATTATCTAGATTGCGGGGAGTTGGGCTATCAGACCTAGCATACTTTGCCATTGGGACTCGGAGTGGAGCATCGTGCGTAACCACAACATCAGGCTTCTCTGTTTCCAACCTTTCGGCAAACAACGAAAACTCCTGATAGCTTGGGGTCTCATTTCTCCACCAGCTCTTTCCCTCAGTGCGGTGATGCCGATCGATCGACTCCGCACCCCCAAGAAATAGGTGCTTCTTTCCCTCAAGCGTAAGCATAGCTCCCCGCTGGATCCAAAAACACCCAGGTGCCAACTCTACCAAATCCGGGTTTCCTTGCTTCTCTGCAAGCTCAGCCCACTTATCCCAGTTATCATGATTGCCACCACATGTAATCCATATCGGGGCACCCTCTGGGCGCTTCGAGAAGTACTTGTGAAAACTGCATGGGGATCCACCCCACCTTGCACCAAAATCACCAACCTGGATTACATGAGATACGCCTTCCTTGATTGCTTGACGATCAACCATCACAATATCTTGGATAATCCCGTGGATATCACCAACATAAAAAATCATATCTCAACCCTATCACTTAAAAGCTTTAGATCCCTAACTTTCTCAGATCCTCGGTGGCCATCTGTCCAGAGAATGGTAGCCCAGCGCGCCATCGATCCCAGTGTAAAGATTTCCAAAACAATTCCGGGTACAGAATAACCTTGGTTCATCTTAACAAGATCACCGGCTCTAATACTTTGAACTGACATTTACTTCTCCTGTCTCATAATCAATTAGGTATTGATAATTAGCACCCATATGATCAAATCGCCAATTGTGTTCATCAATAACATATGGTTCATTATCATCAAGAAAATCTGTTTCCGGTGGGCCCTCATCAAGACCTGAACTGTGAAAGCTGCGAATACCTCCTGTGGCCTGGGCCCTGATTATCATAAGTGATAGACACGTCGTCGTATACTTATCCAAATAGTTCTGGATGCGATCTTTCATCGTCGCACCATCATAGTGAACGTAGCACCCATTAATTTTTCCATCAGGGAACTTAATCCCCAGCGCTGCATGTGTACTCATTTAATAATCTCCACTAGTATATGCATTATACACCCCCGGGGGCAGCTTTACACGAAGTAACCAATTAAAATATCTTTTATACTTCAAGAATATTCAACATTTCTTCCTAATAAAACATCTAGCGAAACACCACTTCGGCCCATTATCGGTTAATACCTTAACTAGTTTTCGATACTCGCCTTTGAAGAGCCTCGCAGACTCTACACAAAGATAAGTTCGGTTAGGTTCAATATCTTGAGGCCAGACTACTGTATCTTCAGTTAAGCCTATTCTATTATAATGATATGGAAAAAGCCTGGCCTCAGATCTATAATCCATTTCATCATCCTTAGTTCGTAGCAGATCGCCTGTTTCGAATTTTAGACTGTGTGCCATTATTGCATGCTCCTTCAGCAGCGGCTTCCTGAATCACATTCAAATAGCACTCATGCTCTGTCGTAATTCTTCCGTCTGCCCATCTTACTGTTGCAGAAAGCTTGGACTTTACCAATGATGTTTCTCGAAGTTCCATGATTAAACCGGGATCAGCCCTAACATGATTATTAAAGATTTCTGGGCATTTCCACCCTACTAAATCGCCGACCTTCATCTTAGCACCTCCCAATCATTACGATGTGAAAGTAAAATATCACCCTCTTTAGTCATAACCTCGATGCCTTCGTTAGTCATCGTGTCAAAGCACCCACCAAGATCATGTGATGTTACTGAGTATGATAAACCCATTGCTAACACAATTCCTATCTCTCCCCGCACGCAACGTGGCTCCTTTGCAGCCGGGCGCCGGGTGCCTTTATGTCTGACTAGTTCTCCAATCATTTAGCACCTATTGGTACCACATCCCCCTCAGCCTCGCCAAGGTTAACGGTATCTCCCTCTACAGGGGTAGGAGTTTCAATCTTTTTAAGAAAGTCATCCCGCATTGTTCGAAGCCTCGTTGGCACATTTCCCTTAGGGTAACCGTACGGTTCATCGAATTCAGTATCAACATAGTAATACTCAGAGTTTGCTGCCATCCTGACATTGAGGGCTACGCCCTCGCCAAACAGCTCATGGGAAACCCTGTCGTTAGTTGCCACCACTGATGGACGTGTAGTCCGCCCGATAAGCATTGTTGATTTACTCTTCTTCATTACTCTTCCTTTGCTCGTTGAATGAGCGTTAAATGTTCACAATCAATCTTGCGAAATGTATTATCATCGATTTCTATGGCTTCAATCCATTCGGAGCTATTAGCGGTGCCGGCGTCTCCATATGGACCACAATCCCAGTCACGAAAATATGGGTCTGACAATATTAGTACTATTCTACTCATATATTGACAAAGGTCGCCCGGGCGTAGTGTACAAGCTGTATCGCTCAATATCTTCTCCCCACCCAGCCGCGCCGGCGATGGCGCCTGGCGGATTGTTTCATCTTATACTCAAGCTTCTCAGCCTCCTTTTGCTCTGGGGTAACCCAACAAATCTCAGCACAAACCGTCTTACCGGATTTTGCCACAAAAGTAGGGGCATTACACTTATAGCACCTCTTACCAGTCTTGGCACTCTTCCAAGTATCGCGCATGCGATGTAGCATACGATCAACAATCTCCTCAATGTTACCAGTGCGGTGGACACGAGTCGATTTTACAATACCCTTTGTATCACCTGACTTTGTTTTATAGACCGCACATACTCGAATAGCATCCATACCATTTGATCGAACTTCCTGACCTACAACTGTTGTATATACCTTTACGGAAATACTTTCATCAATTGCCCTAGAGAAAACTCTCTCTTTGGTCTTTGCATCAACCTCAAGGTCCTCAGTAAAACCGGCCTCATCTAGCCTACCCATAATACTCAGGGCCAGCATCTCACGCAGGATCTGCAATCCAGGATCATAATCACCAGCCATCAAACCACCTCCAGTCTTTTAAGTTCAGGCCATACCGCTTGGCCGGCCTCGTATGTCATAGCTAAATTTGGGTCATTAGAACAAATTGCTCGAGTTACCCAGAGAGATAAAACTCCACGCAAGTCTTCGGGCACTTCATCCATACGAATAAAATCCTTCTTATATACATACCCGAGCCCTTGAGGTGCATTGGTATGCGGATTATTGAGATAGCAAATATCAATATGGTTCTTTCGAACTTTGGTTACCAAGATAGGGCCTGAGAACATTACAGGCTTATCTGAATATTGGCATTTACTAAATACGATATCGCCAACCTTCATTAAATCACCTCAAGGAGATCACGCTTGACATAAGCGGTTTCACCGGTATGAGTACAGAGTAGCATCGTCATACCTGGGGTAGCATTTCCCCAACCCAGCCGGACTCTGCATCGGGCCCGAAGAACCTGGTAGATTCGATCGCGGTGGAGAGTCACTTGTCTTGACTGCGGCGGGAGCTTCGACTCACCAGCGGAGTCCATCCCCTTGCTGGCATCGGAATCATACCATGCAGAAGTTTCTTCAGCGGTAACTGGGCGAGCTGCCTGGACGGTACCGGCCTCATCATTCGCGTAATTAGTTCGAGGGTATTGAAGGCCTCCACCAAACTTTTCGGTAAAGCATCGATCTACATTCAATTTAACCAAGGCGCCTTTTCTTAGGGTACTCATGTATTCTCCAGGTTGCGGTAGGATCCATTCCCCACCATCAATTATATTATACCCTAGTATGAGAATATTTGCACGAGCATGCCTAATAAATCCCTAAACTAATCTTTATTAGAACCCACTAGATTACCTTCGCCTGGACCTGATAGTGGGAATGCTTTCGAAGAAGAGGTATGATCACCTGGAACCAAAGCAACCAGAGATTCTCCTGGATATTGTTTTTCGAATGTAGCCTTGGCATCCATAGAGTCATGGGGCCCATTGAAAGTATTAACATGCGTATTTCCTGCTGACCAGTTATATGATACTGCAGTCCATATTCTTATAAACGTCATCTTTCCTCACTATGATAATAGTCTTTTGCTTTTTCAAGTGCCTCAGCAAGATCAGCTTCTTCAAGCTCTTCAAGGTCGACTGCCGATGATTCATATGCATCAACTATTTGTTCCAATAGTTCATAATACTCCTCGACGGTGTCTCGCAATCTTTCAACTTCTTCTTCAAGATCCCACTGTGTACGTGTTTCCTTAGTCATATTTTAAGCTCCTAAAATACCATTGTACAAGCAGGCCGAAATAGTCAGGCCTACCCACATTAGGTATTACGCAGGATATAAGTTATTCAGCCTGATCTGATGCGATTCCGAGAATCGCATACCCGCAGATATCATTCCATGGGCTCTCACCAAAAGCATCTTTCCTTGTTGCTAGTCTAAATAATTTGTCTAAGACACGAGTAATTGCCAACATGTCCCTGTATTGGTGGGGCTCCACACCATTTGGGTATAGTACCTGCAGAATCTCTTCAGCACGTCCAAAGCTGTCACCATAAGCTTCATTTTTTTCTTTCACTAAGGCACCCACCAACCGGCCGATTTCTTCAAAGTCTCTTTTCATGATGCTCCTTTAATAATATGGATTTTGTCCCAGGGCATGATCTGTTGCATCAACTACTTCAGAGATACCTGGAAATTCTTCTTGTATTGCATGGGTTATCATCAACTTCAGCGTTACTGTTGCGCTAGCACAACCCTGGCAGCCACCACCCATCATGATACCAAGTACCCCTGTACTTTCATCGTAGTCTTGTATTTGAGCATATCCCCCATGCATCTCAAGGCCAGGATTTATCATTTCATCAATAAATTTTTCAATTTGATCTTTATTCGGTCTTTCCACTTTGTTGTACCTTTCCCATATCAAATGCAACTGACTCGCCACATCCACAAGATTTTGATGCATAGGGAGTTTTGAATGTAAACCCGGAAGACATCAACGATTCTTCATAATCAATCTCTGTACCGGTAAGAAAAATTATTGATTTCTTACCACAATAAATCTTTAAGCCATCGTGCTCAGAGACAACATACATCGACTCATTTTTCGGGGGTTCAATAAAATCAAATTCATACATAAATCCAGAACATCCCCCGCCCCGCAGGCCGACGCATAATACCCAATCCTCCGGCTTCTGCAACTTCGTTCTCATCTCTTTAGCTTTTGCAAGAGCCTTATCTGTTATTTTTAACCCCATTACTTTTTCTTCCTCTTTTTGCCATGCGTCTTTTTTACCTTAACTCGTTTCTTCTTCTTCTTGCCCGGGCCGTGTGACTGTTGCCTCGGATCATCTGGGTTAATCCCTCTTAGTTCAAGGCGTTCTCGACGTTGTAACTCAGCCGTAAGCTTAGCCTTACGCTTTCTTAGTTTAAGTATTTTCTTCTGGATTCTTTGGCGTTCCCAATGTGAAGTCCTGTTAAGATAAAGTAGTCCAGCTAGGTGATCTGTTTCATGTTGTATTACACCACCGAGGGGCCATGGTGCGTCGAATGATTTAGACTCCCCTTCAATATTTTGATATGTTACGTGCACACCGTCTTTTCTTTTCACATGTGCATTATAGCCAGGTACTGAAAGACATGCTTCTTGCCATCTAATCTCATTGCCAGAAAGTTTCAAGGCAGGATTTATTAGAACTAGCAAATCCTCATTTCCTGAAAATGGATCTGGATTATCGATCTCTATTCTGCCACAGTCAATTACTAGCACCTGTTGATGCCTGTTGATCTGTGGGGCTGATAGGCCGATGCCAAAATTAACATTCATAGTGTCAATTAAGTCTTGTACCAATGATCTTAAATCATCATCAAAATCGATAACTGGGACTGATTTTTTATTTAGCCCTGAGCTGGGCCATGTCAATATCGTACGATTAGCCATGGTACAATTATAACGGGTTACTGTATTGAGTACAAGAGGCTACTCTGGATCGGGTGCAAAATAATGGCCGATTGTGCATGCAATTCCTGATAATACGTTTAGCAAGCAAAGATCCCAAAGCTCCATTGATGCACTGCCAATGGCCAGGCATACATTCATTAAAACAAAGATTAGCCACACCCATTTTGGAATTGGTAGCCACATCTTCGGTTTATTCAATGGGTTTCTCCACAAAGTTATGATCCCAGACAAGCAGCACCTGACCATCTACCAGGGCATGCCAACATTGTCTTCCTTGACGATCTAAAAGAACAGCATTCGTCTCTTCAAGAAGACTAACGGCTGGGCGGCCTATGGCCGGTTTTCCAATACCTGGGACAATAAAATATTGTCCGGAACGTAATTTTACTAACTGCCCTTGTTCTGATGCTTTATTTATGTTTATTTCATTCATTATTATTCCTGAATTATGCCTGGCTTTCTGGGTGCCCTGCCTTGACCAGTGACCCAACTATCTGAGCCTTGGTACTCTTACTGCTCAGCCCCTCTATATTTACACTTTGTGCAAGTTCAAGGAGCTGACTCTTTTTCATCATAAAGTTCCATATAATTTTCTTGGACTTTTCAGGCTCTTTAACAATTGGAGTAGGTGCAGGCTCAAGAGTACTTTTAGCCTCTTTGGCCTCAGGTTTTGATGCCACTTCAGCTATAAATGGTTTTATCATTGGTGCCGGACTTTTTTTAGGTTCCGGCTTTTTTCTAACTGGCGGCACTTTTACCGGCTGCTTTGGTGTGGGCTTTGGCTCTGGCTTACGCTTCGGCACCTGCCGTGGTTTCGGTTTTGGCTTAGGCGGTATACTTTTTGATTTGGGTGGCGCAGGATTATTAGCTGCAGCCAAAAGATCTTTTACTGCATCATGCTTAGGCGGCGATATTGATCGTTTCTTACATTCTGCCTCTAGATCGGCATATGTCTGAATCTTCTTGCCCCTCAGCCATGCAACAATATTTAGCCCTCTTCTCTTAGTATAGTGCTCCCAACTTATTGGCATCTTTACTCCTTTTGACTAAATATCAATCTTACTGTCGTCATCGTAAACCTCACCAATCAATTCAATCATACCCGATTGAAATCTAGGATCGCGTGCTGCTTTTTCAACATGTGACGGATCATCAGCCAGATCATATAGTTCACAAAGAGGGGTTGCTAGCTTTTTCATAGCCCGCAGGAAAATATTCCTTGCAGTAGCATGATTCATCTGATGGCCATCTTCGGTCATCTTCTGGGCAATGGTCCTATAGTCCATTCCTCCATCCGTACCTGTAACAGTTGCATATCCCTGCTTACTTTTGAATCCCTTTGGCATACTCATACTAAACCTCCACTTTGGCATTGATAAGACTATCAACCGCACGTTTCTTAATTGAACTTAGTTCCCGGTTGGTTACAGGAAAACTACTATGATCTGTAGGGTCCTCAGTTATTCCAAACCGAAGGCGCAAGATCTTTTCTTCCCTATCAGAAAGAGAATGAAGGGCTTGGCGTACAACCTCTGTAATCTTTTCTTGATCTAACTTTTCGCCTGGATGCTTTGCGTCAGTATCAGGAATAACGTCAGCTAACTTCCTGCCAGTTGACGGACCAGAGCTTCCACCGTAACTAATTGAACTATCTAGCGAGATTGGTGTTCCCGCAGCATCAATAATGGCACGCATCGATTCTAAGGATACACCAAGAAGCTCAGCTAACTCCGCTTGTGAAGGAGGAGCTCCGAACTCCTCTTCAAACTCAGCTGCAAACTTCTTCATTTTCCATAGCATACCTTTTGCATGGGATGGTAGCCTGATTGAGTTTGAGTTGGATGCAATATGACGCATCACCGCTTGCTTAATCCACCAACAACCATATGTAGAGAACTTAAAGCCCCTACGCCAGTCGAACCGATCAACGGCTTTCATCAAACCAATATTGGCTTCCTGGATCAAATCCTCAAGTGGACAGCCTCTATTTTGATATTTCTTTGCGATGCTAATTGCTAGCCGAATATTGGCTGCAATCATATGGTCTCGGGCTTGCTTATCACCCTTTTCAATTCGTTTCGAAAGAGAAACCTCTTCCTCACGTGTTAGCAATTTTGTTTTACCAACGTCCTTAAAGAACGTCGAGAGTGTATCACTCATATTAACTCCTCTTAGTTATTTAACTTTCAAATTCCAATTAGCGAGTCATTCGTTCTCTGTACCGAGAACTCATTGGCCGGCCTGGACGGTCTGCGGTTTTCATGCCGCTTTCCATATTCTTTTTTTTTAGCCTTTGTGCTTCAAGCTTTTTCTGTACATTTCTCCTTGTTACTCTGTGATCGATCTCCCTTCGAAGATAACAATATTCAACTTCCTGCGTTCGGGTATCTTGGCCCTTACGTCTCTGTGCTTCAATTTTACCCTTAATATTTCTTTCAAGAGCGTAAAGCTTCTCATCGGTCATTTCCATTAATTGCTTCGTATCGAAAAATGCGGCGTCAGTACTCATGTTCTTTCCTCCAGCTATGAGATATTGAGTTTCTTTATATGCCTATTGCTTAAATTACCGATCTACTACTATAATATAAGTATAATCACCCCCTCCTGAATGTATAAGGGACATTTCTGTCATTATGCTGAATTTTGAAGAGGCCATTATTATCCCTCTACTGCGTATCGTAATTGCTCAAGCGCATCAGGATCGCCCATTCGATGATTTGCACCACACCTAATAACCTCAATCCCTGGGCTGCTCATTAACTCCTCAGAGTCTTCAATGTGGACAATATCATCTGTCGGACAATGTAAGATCGTGGTACCTGGTGGAACATTTGGAGGTACGTCAAAATGCCTCCATGCGGGTGCAATCAATACTAACTTAGCACCCTGTAAATCTAAAGACATCGCAACAGCGCCGCCACGAGAAGACCCCACAACAACGTCAGGCCTTTCGGCGTCAATCTCTTGTTGTGCTATCTCTACAGATTCCCCAAAGTTTCCTTTAGGTAATCCAGGATCAATAACATCATAACCCAGGCTGCGGAGATGCCTGGGTTTTATCCCACCTGGCATAGACTCAAGGCCATGTAAAAAAAGTACTTTCGACATAAGTGTCTTACCTCTACGCTTCTAACGTTTCGCCAGTAGTTATATCAATAATAATAGGTCCACGGGGAATGGATTGTTCTGGCACATAATCTGTTTGGTGGCCATCGGTCGGGTAAGGTATAGGAATATATAGACGAGGGCGATTATTGTCCTCTTGCTGCTCACGGCGGGCTTCTTCGATACGCCGAAGTTCCTCTATGATATATGGGGGCAGATGTGTCATCGTTATACTCCTTATTGTCCTTACATATAAATAATACCATACATGGGAAACTTTTGCACGAAAAGCACTATTATTTAATAAATTCTTTTAGGTTCGAAAATAACTCATCATGCGATTCTGGGAAATCACCGTAGCGAGCCTGATACTCTTCACGATGAAGTTCGGCAGCAGTTCCATACCCCTTTGATTTTAAGAGGTTGTACCCTACCCAGTCTGCTTCTCTTTCGATCTTTTCATCCCTATGGCTTGTTTGATCGATCTTTGAATGTCCAGCTCGATAATGCCCTAGCTCATGAGCCTGAATTACCAGTAAATGATCTTCTGAAAACCACGGCTCATCTACTTCGGCTCCATCAATAACCATAAGATCTAGATCATGCATCAAAAATGCAATACCGGCTCTATCAAAGTGAGGTACCAGCTGGCTGTATTTATTTGAGCCAGGATAGATTATCACCACATTAAGGGTTGGATCCAGGGGGCTTGAAAATACTAATTCACTCTTATTTTTGCTCATTACTCTTTTTCCTATTTTCAGGTAAGCGCTTATCACAAAACTCTGCGAGTGACCTAAGATCTGTTCCGCAGGGTGGATGAACACCAGGAATTATTGCATGTAATAGTTGGCACATACTGGCACATAGCAGTTTAATGCTCACTGTTACGGCACAATAAAAGTGTTGCCAGTATGTTTCCCCTACGGAACGCGGGTGCTTGAAAAACATATGATCTAAAAACTTCATTTATGCCCCCACATTGCCATATGGCAACTAGCTGCTATGACATTATCAATGTATTATCAGGACCTGGGTCTTCTTCCCCAACATCCTCAATCATGGCGCAGCCTACGGATAATAAATTACACGCTGCTGACGATGCATGTTCCAATGAAGACCTAACAACCTTGAGTGGATCAATAATACCAGCCTCCAGCATATCAACATACTCACCGGTAGAGGCATCATATCCCTTATTATGATCTTTTGAGCGGGCCACCTTTTCTAAAACAACCTCAGGTGCACCGCCAGAATTCCGAACAATCTGCATCAGTGGAGCGCTGCATGCCTTACGTACAACATCGATTCCTACCTGAACCCCCACGCCGTATTCTTTCTTGTTCATCTTAAGGCTCTCTAGATGACGCGCTGCCCTAACCAATGCAACACCCCCACCGAACAATAAACCTTCTTCTACAGCTGCCTGTGTAGCATGTAAGGCATCGTCGACCCGGTCTTTACGTTCCAGTAATTCAACCTCAGTTGCACCACCAACCCTAAGTATCGCAACTCCACCAGCTAACCTTGCTAGACGCCTAGTAATTGCAGCTTGATCTGGTACTGACAATGTCGGGTCCCTTAATACTTTCCTTAATTCATCGGCACGGTGGTCAATTTTCTCTGCATCTCCAGCACAATCGATGAATGTAGTATAGCCCTTTCCAACAATAACTTTACGACATGTACCTAATTGCGTAAGGTCAATATCCTTAATATCATCCTCAGAAGCCATGCTCAATACTTCACACCCTAAAATTATGCCTAAATCTCCTAAGGCACCAACCCTCGACTCACCAAACTCTGGGGCCCGAATGGCACATATGTTTAATGTACCCTTTACACGGTTAAGCACCATCCCATGAAGAGCCTCGCCATCCACATCATCTGCAACTATTAATATCGAGCGTTGTGAGCCATGTATCTTTTCGAGTATTGGTAAAATATCATTCAATGATGTAATTTTTCTATTTAGCAAAAGGATATAGGGATTGTCCAATACTGCAGCCATTTTGTCTTGATCTGTAATAAAATACGGAGAAAGATAACCTCTATTAATCTCTGTTCCTTCAACTACATCAAGTGTTGTCTTAAACCCCTTTGCTTCCTCAACAGCAATGACACCATCCCTGCCAACTTCTTTCATAGCCCTACATAAAAGCTCACCAATTGTACGATCACCATTGGCAGAAATTGTACCTACCTGAATTATTTCCTCATCACTGGTTACTGGTACTGCAATCTGTTTTAAGTACTGTACGACCTCTTCGGTTGCTATGTTTATTCCCCTACAGACCTCCGTTGCAGAATATCCAGCTGCTAACATCATTAACCCATCATTAAAAATGGCCTGAGATAGAACTGTCGCTGCGGTTGTACCATCACCCGCTACCTCAGCTGTCCTGCTTGCAGCTTCCTTTACCATCTGTACACCAAGATTCAAAAACCTGGCCCGTAGGTTTATAGCCTTAGCTACGGTCACACCGTCTTTTGTCAAGTGTGGCACCTGGCCGGGGCGCTCAATTACAACATTTTGCCCACGTGGGCCCATAGTAATTTTTACCGCATTAGCTAAGACATCAACACCTTCTAGAAGTTGTTCTCTAGATTTCGAGCCAAAAACTATCTCCTTATAAGAATCAGTAGTCATTAATCCCTCAGTAATTTTCGATTTGATTCTAACATAAGAGTATTAGTGTTTAGGATTCTTCTCTCCTTAGTTAACACATTCTCTGCTAAGATTACATCACCAACAATTATTGCAACCTCCTGCTCTGTAATCAAACCAGATTGTCTCAATTTTTCCATATCATTATTGGTAACAGGTTTTTCAGACATACTATACCTCCTAAAAGCTTATGCATTACAGCAAATAATACTATACTAATCTTCTCTTGTAATATAATAGCTAGCTGAACGATCGAATGTCGTAACAAACTTTGACCACGACTTTGCATTCGTAATTGAGAAAAATTGCATATCGTTAAATTTTGCCTTAATAGTTTTCCAGTTGACGTCCGGACTAGAACGCTCAAAATCTGGCTCTTCATTCTTTAGATCATGAAACCGAATAAGGCTACAGTTAACTTCAAACTTCTCTTTATGTCCCGGGGCTTTTTTCAAAAACTCTTTTAATAGCTTCGGTGAGTCGACTAATTTTTTGGCGCGCTTATTTCCAATCCCCTCAAATCCCTGAATATTATCAGATGCATCTCCACGAAGAGCCTTATAAGAAACATAGTCAAACTCTACTTTGGGAATGATCATTTTTCTAACAGGATTATAGATCTCAACATTATTACATGTATTATGCAATTGATAAAAATCAGAATCTGAAGAAATTATGACACATTCATCTTGGCTATGTGTATGCTGCACTAAGTGAGCTAATACATCATCGCACTCATAGTCTGGATGGCGGACAGACGTTATTGGAAAATTCTCTTTCATTAACCGAATGATCATTCTCTTTTGCTCATGAAAGTTGTTATTATCTGCGCGGACCCGGGTTCCCTTATATTCAGGTAATAACTCCATTCTACGTCGAGGATATCCTTCTAGAACAAAATAAATCTTATGAGGTTCAAACTTCTCTACTAAAACCCGTAAACTACGAAAAAAACTATAAACCGTACCATGTTTTCCTTTATTGAATCCATGATGGGCTCTATGAATAAGGTTATATGCATCTAACAGTAGTACTTTCATAGGGTGTCTCCTGCAATACCATCAGGCAACCTTACGTTTGCAATCTGGCCATCGTCTAAAGTTATCTTCATTGATTCACCATTTTCCTGATTTTTGCTGGCATCTAATATTGGGGGTGTATCCTCTGAGTGCTCGTACTTGAATCTCTTTTGCGCTACGGCCACTGCCTTTTGAGTCATATCAAGTATCGTTGATTTTGCATTCGTTAGCATTGCATCCCGAACATCCTCAATTGATGTGTACACAGCACCATCTAAACCAGAAAGTTCGAATGTCTTATCACCATCTTTAGTGGGAACATTAACAGAATACTGGATCTCTTCGCCCTGTAAAGAACGACGAACCACTTGTTCTATTACTTGTACTGGAATAATTTGTGGGCGCTTATTTAGCACCACAAATAGTATTTGGCCAACTTCATACATAAAAACACCTTCCCTATGTGTACGCTACATATAATCATACCACGTACGAGGAAGGTGTTTCAGCTTAAAAACAGCTTATAGGAACTTTCTACATGAATCCTGGGCCGCCGAAGCCTTTTTTGCCGCCGGGGCCACGTGCAGCTGCACGATTGGGATTATTGCTACGGGGACGGAATGCATCACTTGCAAACCCCATGACTGCGCTAACGCTGCGGCTCTTTTGAGCATTTTGAAGCTGCGCAGCATCACGTGAGGCCATAACCTCATCGATAACCTGGCCAACCTCTTTGCGAATGATTTGACGAAGCTTGGCTTCCTCTACGGTGTCAGAATCCTCTGTCTCACCATCTTCTGCTTCAGCATCTGCGGTTGCATCATCTTCTGCTTCAAAAACCTGGCTACGATTAATGCTTTCATTCAAAGCGTTGTCTCTATATTCATCTCGAGAAATCAATCCTGAGAGTCTTGCTATTCTATCCGTATTCCAATTCATCATTATGCTCCTATGACCGTGGCATCCACAAATCATAATTATGGTGCTACAGGGGAAACTTCTTTGGTGATGCACTCATCAGAATCAAAAAGTGATAATTGAGCCCCACCAAGGCCTTCAAGCTCAAAAGAAAATCGGGGTGGTGTAGTTTCCCAATATTCCAACTTTTGCTTTATTTCTTCACGTTGGGCCTGTGTAGTAGCAGCCAACAGTTTAAGGTTTAGCTTATCAATGTGTTTTTCGTTTAGATTTATTGCGGTGCCCATAAGCATATTGCATTTCTTCATGCCTTCATGCTTTTTCATAGCGACCTTGCCACGGGAGCCATTTGCAACTGGACGAAAATCATCAGTAGTAAGGCCGATGAAATGTAACACAGCAAACTTCTCAAAATCATGATCCGCAATAAGGTACAGGTAATCTAGGCTGCCCTTTTGTTCTAGGGTCCTAAAGTCTGTCTGAAAGCTAATTGCTCCTCCTTTATGGCGAGAAGTTAGCTTACACTCAAGCTCCTTATTAAGGGAGCCAATAATAATATCTGGTTGCCCTGTTTTGCCATCTGCGGATACACCAGCATATGCAGTAGAAAGAACCTGTGAAAAGAATTCTTCCTGAGCTTGGGACATTACGATATTTCTTCGCCCCAGATTATCTAGCAAATCCATACCGTGCTTATTGTATAACCCTACAACATCGGTATGAAACTGTTTCATCTTTCCGACTGCCTGTTGGGCCATTTCTCTAGTAATGTAATTCATTGCAATACTCCTAATATTGTTGTATAGCAATTATACCCCATTCGATGCAAATTTACACGTTTTTATTAGCTATTATCTGTATCCAGGGCATCTAGTGCATCCAAGGCATCTACATCATCATCAGTTACCTTAACACGTATGTTGCTTGTAATTTTAGAGCCCTTAACAGCAGCTGTCCTTAGGGACTCAAGGCCCAAAGCAAACCTGACATTATCATATTCCATATGGGATAACTTTTGTTTTAGTATATTCATATTGGCATACTGATGTAGGTCTAATTGTGTTACCGGTAGCTCTTCACCATCAAGGCCGGGCTCAAACTCTCCGGTCTCCCTAGACTCAAACATAAAAAGCATATTAGGCATATGCTCGCCAAGTGGTACCTGAATAAATGGTATGTGAGAACTAATTCCTTCACCACTATCTTCATACATTATCTCTGGAATCCAGGGCGTTTTTACTTTATTATCAGACATATATTACCTCTCCATTTGATAAATACAGTATTGCATAACATGTGGAAATGTATCAATATCATGCAATATGTAAAAAGTCAACAATGGGTTAATTCTTTATTTCTTTAACTGCATTTTTAACTGCATCAATCAATTGCTGGCCAGCTGGGGATGCTGATATCATGTCCCAATCATCTTCTGGGGGTACATCTTCCATTACCACTTTTAGTGCTGCATCGGCCATCTGTTTGACACCTTCGAAGATCTTTTTCTGTAGTGGCGTTTTTGATTGCATAAAGACAATTTGTTCCACATGTTTAATAAGCTCTTCTTCATTTACTTCCTCCGGAAGTTCAGGTGACTCACCGTCTTCTCCTTTTGGAATTTTCTTTCCCTTAGCTTCTAAAACCGCAAGGGCCATAGCATTCTTTGTATCCGGATCTTTAAGCATCTTATCAACATTAGCCTGAAGCTCTTTGCCTAAAGCAGCAATGCCACCACCACCAATATCTAAACCACTAGAGTTTGCCTTATCTATTGCAGCCTTAAATGCCGGCGCATCCTCAGCCCTATACAGGCCATCCAGTATTGCAAACTTTGCCCGGGCATCATTCATAGTATCTTCGATAATCTCTATCTTTGCCTTGACAAGATTCATAGCATCTGACTCTATTTTGTCCAGGATCCCTAGCTCATCTAAGTAACCTTCCATACCTGTCTCTAAATCGCCACCCTTGGACTCTTTATCTTCCTCAGCCTCAAGCAGTACTGCTCCATCCGGGGCATGGTGTGCAATGAAGAAAAGTTTTGCCAATGCTTTTAGTGTGCCTCCTATTACCCCCGGGTCGTCAGGCTCTTTATCTGGTTCATTACCACCAACAAGTGCACTTGCCATTGTCATATCAAACCCAGCATCTTGAAGATACTCAACTGCAGCTGGTGTATTTGATATCCCTTTTGCCACCAAGCCAGCACCTAAAAATCCAGCTGGGTTTAGCATAAATCCTACCAACGCAGTATCACCACTTTCCAAGGCTTTATTAATGGGCTCCATTACCTTAGAATATTCTTGATCAATTTTATTCTTGCGCTGGCCCCAGGCAGCATGTTGCTTCTCCATTTTATCAGGATCAAATGTAGTTAATAGTTCAAGATTTAAGACCACAGAGCTTGTAATATCCTTTACAGCAACCTTAGCAACCTTAAAAACATTTGCAAATGGTGCAACCCAAGTATCATAAGCCTCTTCAGGTGACATCCAGCTAGGGCCGCCCCATTCAAAAAGCATTGACTTAGATCGGTACTGGCGATCTTCTCTTATTATATTCCGAACCCACCTACGTACCTGTTCTTCATTTTGTCTCTTAACGGTTTTATTCATATTCTGGTAACCTCAACCTTATGCCTGTCATATCTTCATAAATATCAATTACGACCTGCTCAAAATCATTCAATGACTGTTTTTTTGTCTTTGGGTCTCGTGTTGAAAAGTTTTTCCTCATTTTAGAAGGTATGGACAACAATAAGTATTTCTTAACTGGCATCCAATCCTTTTCTTTCGAGCCAGAACCGGCAATAAGTGCTAGTTCATCGATTATTTTTTTAGGAATATCCATTACACCCTTTTCGTGTACAATAATAACCTATAGATATTTACCTGTAACGGCGATATTTATAGATTGAAATGGAACGAGGTTACAAATGAAAATCGGTTTAGTCCCAGTATCAGCAAAGCCATACCATGCAGGCCATCATGCCCTAGTATCAATGGCTGCAGGAGAAAATGACAAAGTTATTCTATTTGTCTCCACGTCTGATAGAAAGCGTAAAGGTCAGTTTCCTATTTTGGGTGCTGACATGGTCAAGGTCTGGCAAGAAGAACTTGAAGGTATCATGCCACCCAATGTTGAAATTGAGTACGGGGGCTCACCGGTCAGAAAAGTATGGGATGCATTAGGGACTGCTAGCGAAGATCTGGATAACCAGGACACATATGTTGTCTATTCTGATCCCGTCGATACAGCACAAAACTATCCTGAAGCTAGCCTTGAAAAATATTGTAACGACCTAAGGGCATCAGGACAGTGTGTACTTGCGGCAGAAGAAAATCCGGGAGCATTTACTCGTGGAGAAGGAACACCTAACATTAGCGGTACTGCAGTTAGGGAAATGTTGGAAGCAGGAGACTTTCAAGGATTTGCAGCAGCAATGCCCGCGGGGGTAAACAGTCAAAATATTTTTAATATTCTTACCCAAAAAACTTCTCAAAATGAATCCTTACTACGTAGCCTTATAAGGGAAACAATTCTATCTGGTTGAGAATCAGAGAAGAGCAGAATCCAAGATTATACGTAAACCGCTATAAGAAGTTAACAGAAAAACTTTTTAACTGGTATAGGTATTTTATGGAGGCTGTAATCTTTTGCCGAAAATCTGTGCCAACGCTGCACTCTTACTCCTGGCCCTTTTAGCAGGATGCGTTGCCCATGTACAAGACACTAGCCCCGATGATGATGACGATGATACACCTGCTTTAATTACCTGGACAGATTGCGGTGGCAATCCTGGTGATAAAGCATGTGATTTTACGTTTACAGATCAACATGAAAATGAGTGGAGACTTTATGACCATTACGGTACAGTAATGGTATTGGATTTTTCTACGATGTGGTGTGGGGTTTGTCAAAATATTGCCCCGCTAGCGCAACCACACCAAGATGATTATACATCAGCAGGCCATGATTTCTTATGGGTTACGGTATTAGTTGATGAAATGACATGGGGGGAGCCTCCTAGTCTACAAGATATTCAAGACTGGGCTGATATCAATGGAATGTCAACTTCCCCTGTTTTAGCCGGTGACCGAACAATTATTGATACTACCGCGGTGGATGGATATCCCATCTCATCCTGGCCGACGCTTATTGTTGTCGATGAAACCCTAACAATTCATAATGGACTTCGCGGATGGAACGAATCAACGGTTCTTCGATGGGTCGACGAGGTGCTGGGCATCTCCGAAAACTAGTCTTAACACCACTTTTATTACTTTGGGTGGGGGTATCAGCGTGTACCCAAGACTATGCGATCCATGCACCAGTAGAATATGTCGAGGTCATTGTAGAGGTTGAAGTACCGGTAGAAACCGAAGTTGAAGTTGACGTGCCCGCGGGGGATGTCTGGGTCGATCATTTTTTCCAACCTACCTCTGTTAATGGCGTTGATGTTTTATGGGTTATTGATACATCTGGTTCTATGAATAGTTTTCAAGATGAACTGTTGGCAGGGATTGAAGCAATGCTGAATAATCTTCCACCCTCTGGGTGGAGATTAAATATGATCTCTAATTCGCCAGATAAAGCAACCATTGATCAACAATTTCCCCTCGTTCCTGGGGACGGATTCGTTGAAGCCGAGGCTATGTATAATGCCATGTCTATAGGACATCAGGAGGAAGGGTTTGATGCAACATATGAATATATTATAAACAACCCCTACGCCTCTACATGGATGCGACATGATGCTGCACTATTGGTTGTGTTGGTATCTGATGAGGAAGATCAAAGTAACTTTCATTTTCCGGTTGTTGACGATTTTGTTTGGTGGTATGGTAGCCTAAGATCTTCGGTATTTCTTGCATCAATAATCCACCTTGACCCAAGTATGTCGCTATGTAACTCATCAACACATAATGCTGGATACCGGTATGAAGATGCCACAACACAATTTTCTGGCACTGTCGTTGATATTTGTGCAGCTGATTGGGCACCAGGTGTTGCAGATGCATCAAATCAAGTTGAACCATTTGAAGAATGGGAACTTACATGGATACCATTAGTAGACAGCATCGTAGTATTTATTGATGGAGTGCCAGACCCTGAATGGACTTACGATGCCGCAACAAACTCAGTGTTGTTTACGGTCATTCCTCCCGGGGGTTCCTTGGTCGAAATAGGTTATATCATCGATCCAAGCTTTGTAGATACTGGTGATACTGGTGATGATGATGACTCTGGGGATACTGGCAGCTAGTTTTGGCTAGCCCATTCTTCTTCGTCATAAGGATCATGAGTACGAATTGTGCCACGATATCTTGTTGTGATGGGTGCTAGCTCTGACGTTACTATATCATTTTCCACATCATACACATATTCTATTGGGATGAAGTCAAAATGACCGCCATCCTGACTATCGTCATTCCAGTTGTCATTAAAGTTATTATAGAAATCTTGAACTGCAAACCAGTCACGAGTAACTAAGATATTCTCGAAATTGGTTTGAGCATTTGAACTAAAGTTAAATGAACCTGTAAAAACAGATCCGGTGCCATCTTCTCTATACTCAACGATATATTTGTTGTGGTGGATTGTACTACCCTTATATGCATAGCTTATTTCACCACTACCATTATATTCTAGCTCAACCTTTCCATTGCGCGGTGGATCGTTTGGACACTTACCTGGCTTACAGTCGCATATTACAAGTTCATAACTACCATCTTCATTGAGCTGTGGTACTTTATCTTGTTTCGTTGGAACCCCTGCATCCTGTAAGAGGCGCACTATCATTTTGGCCTGGGCACTACTACGGTTATTATCAATGATAACCCTTACAGTACAACCCCTATTAACATGTGCATTAATCAGCGCCTGAGCTAATCTTCTAACTGTGAAAGCATATGCAGCCAATAAAATTGTTGATCCATCAGGGCACCTATCAACAAATCCGATTGCATGATTAATTGCTGGGGTATCTTGTCTAGAAAAATGACACCATGTGTTTCGATCAGGTTCTGGACATGGTTCAGGTTCTGGACACCTGGACATAACATACCGTTGCCACCAGGTTGCTCTTCGTTTCCCCATTATCTTGGCCCATCGATTTTGAAGTTTTTAAGAATGTGACGAAGTATCAAAGCAGCTACAACCAGCATGCCGACAGATGCACCAACAAATATTGCTAGTTCCATTATTTATACCTCTTTCCATCTGCTGCAGTATGGTATCCACCATGACCTTTTTTCAATACACAAATATTATATTCTCTGTCTTTGGAGTATTTAGCAGTTAGACTCATTGATTCTTTACATTGATCTAAACAGTGTGCACATTGTTGTTCACTCTTAGGAATAAAAGAAAGTACAGTTATTAGTAAGCCACCAACTATCATGGCTGTTATTGCTACCCATATAACTGACATACAATTCTCCTATACCGACATTGTATCGATGATGTTCCTGCGTTGGTACATCATGGTGTGGAAGGCCCTTAGTACTTTCTTTGATATTGCTATCACTGCCTTCTCATGTTCCTTACCCTTGAACTCACCTTTGATAGCTTCACTGACTATCTTTTCCACTTCCTTCTTGAAGCCGGGAGCTCTTAGCTGTTTATCAAATTGCTTACGAGCAATCTTCTCAATTTCTTTCTTATCAGTCTTTGTAAGCTCCTCGGTAAGGAGGGATTCAATATATCTTCTAAGAAGTTTTTTATTGCCTAACATTTGTGATATATCCTTTTATGCTATACATTTTCCTGCCAATGTGAGTACGTCTTCAGGGTCGTCGAGGCTAAAGGTGGATTTAGGGATTTGATTATAGTTCAAACTAAGTGTAGCTCGAAGAACCATATTTCTCGAATTCATAATCTGAACCTTTATTGTCGGCGTCGGTAATGAAGCAATTGCATCACTAAAGCTTAAAGTTTCCAACCCTAATGGATTATTACCTATATGATATAGACCCTTATTCAAAATTTGAATATACTCAGCTTTCTTTTCAAGATAATAATCCACAAGAATATTTGGTGTAATTTCTATCTTGGGTGCGCTTTGACTAATGAGGGTTTTTCTCTTTATAATACGGTATTGATCTATTGACATTTGTGTTGAGAATATACCACCTCGGAATCCTTTACCATTGTTAATATATTTTGCCCATCCATCATTTAACTTATTCATCCATGCTCTAATTCCAGGATCATTAAAGCGTATTGCCCTATTAAGAAGCCTCGAAATCATTAATGCATTTTTCTTAGACCTTGACGCTTTGGATGGGCTAAACGGATACATTTTTGCATTATATGAATAGCGTAGCGTCGGCTCCCCAAACTTTCCACCCTTCGCTTTAAGTTCAAATCCAAGTTCTCCTTGGCATGTTGCTACAACATCAGTATATCTTGGATCTGTTCCCTGTATTACGGTGATCCCCGCGGACTGGAGTACCTTTACCGTATCCTCTTCATACTTGTATCCACCACCACGTTGGCCGCCTGCGGCGAGGGCGGCAAAAATAATGTTCTTTGTCTGAACCTCTCCGTTCTGGTCAGTGCCTGAAACCTCATATGTATTATATGTTCCTGAAATATTCATGCTCATATTTTGTACGGTGACGGTCGCCGGGTCTAAGTTAAAAACAGTAGTAACAAGGTCTTTTGCTTTTGTTTTAAGTTCCGTATCGCTTTGGCTATGTGTGTCTTTAGTATGAATCCGAAAGTGTGCAGGAACCCCAGATTTAGTACCAACACCCGTATATTTTACCCCACTAGGGGTTTTAATATCTTTAATTCCCACCTGTGGAGCAGTAGCTTGAATTAAGCGAGCATCTGATGCCCCTGATTCTGTTAAGAGTAACTCCCGAATCCATTCTCGTAACAACTTCTCACTCATCATCATATTCCTATTAAGAAACTTAGATCTGCCTCGAGATCAACCGTTGATGGTGATAAACCAGATAAGACTAGCCCATTATTCCATGAGATTGATGATCGTTTATTAGCAACCTTAGGATCTGCTGCCTTTTCAGGATCTGCACTATGGTAAGCAGTTACACCTGCACTTGACCCACCCCACTTAAGCCGAGACCTAACCTGGACCTTGGCAGGAGCAAACTGCGGAACGCCTAATCCTAATGGGTCTGAGTCTAGATAGTAGAACCCATATCCTTCCCCTACCTGGATATAGTGTACACCCTTTTGGATATAGTTTGCATAGATCGCATCGGGTGTTACATCCACCTTCATTAATTCAAAGGAAAAATCTGGATTCTCATTTCGAAAATCCCAATACTCTTGATTAGTTACGGACATTGGAAGCTTAGGCGACCCAAAATATGCCATAAACTCTTCCATATGCTCCTGAACCCCGGGGCCACTAAGGATGAAATCATCAATCAAGCCTATATCATCGTAGAACTCAGTAATAGCGTCTGTTGATCCCCAATTCCACTTTCCTCCACCATGATACCTGCAATTCTTTTGACCCGCAAATACGTTTGGACTTAGCTTTGCTTCAATTCCATGTTCTCTACCAGATGAATCAATAAATACCAGGTCTGCGCCATGGCCAGCACCTGCTGTTGCCTGTGATGGTCCGAGATCAGCAGATGCTAGCATTGCCTGTAGCTTGGCCTCATACTCAAATCCGCCCTTGGCAAATGCCATTTCCGAAAGTAGTTTTTCTCTAATCCATTCTCTTAATAGTTGTTCTTTCATATCAGCCTGCCATTATCGCCATTCTTACATAAGTACGTAAGAGCGACTCATTTTTATCTGGTTTTGGTGCCGACATTCTTGAAGCCCGGCCTACAATCTGGTTATTCATAGCAAAAGTGCCTGTTAGCTTATATAGTACCCTACTGCCTGGTGGGTGTTCGAATACAACCCCTTCCATATCGGATGCAACATTCTCGATATCACCGAGTTTCCCTAGTTGCTTATCCAATAATGCAGCAGCAGCCTCAGCATTTTCCTCTGGTACATTTTGAAGTGCAACGATAGCACTTTGAAGTTGCTCTTTCATCCTGGCAATCTCAGCATCATGATCACTAACAAAAAATGATTCCAGACCTTTAAGCACTTCAATTGCAAAATCACTGATGGCCTTCTCTATAGGGCCTACTGCACGAGATATTGCGCCGTAGCGATTAGTTGTGGTAGCTATAGCACTAATAGACTTTCGAACGTCCTTAGGCACCATCTTCTTTAAAGCATTAACATTTTTGGCACCCTCTTTTCCGAGGATCGTCTTTAATACTTCTTCTTGTTGGTCAACGGGGATTGGTAAATCACCAACAGGGCCAGTCCTTAAACGTTCAGCAACATAATCACCAATAGTAGCATCATCACTCATTCCTGTTATGGAATCAAGCTCAGCAGCAAAATCACTATATGCAGACCCATCTGAAATGTCATTTAATTCCACTAGCTTTGGGCCGGACATTTGCCAGCCCTCTTCATCCATTTCACCTTCGGCTGTCTCTACAGCAGAGACCAATGAAGAGAATGCACCACCGGATTCGATGGTCTTCTTACCTTCTTCATCGAATTGGTGCATGTTATGTAAGACAATCCAGTCACCACTGTACACGATAATGTTGGGATTCTTTGTATACATGATCTCGGCATTGATATAGTTCTGGCCATGATCACCAAAGATTTCTTGTAGCTGTTCAGGGCTAAGCTTGCCCATGGCTCGCTCTACAGCATGGAACCCATTCATAAATGCCTTAGCAACATTAGGGTTCGGATGGGCAGCCCATTTGGAGGCATACTCATCAGGTGACATTCCGCCCTTTTTGATATCACCGTCGTTTCGCGCGGTGCGGATCTGGCCCACACTAGCATCCCATGTAAAGAATACATTTTGGCCGTCGACCTTTTCAATAACATCAATGTTAGCTGTTGCTACATCTGATAATATCGATTTGATCTCGCCAAACGTAAAATCTAAATTTTCATGAAGGTGACTTAAATGTCCTGCGACTCCGCCCATCTGTTTTTACCTCTCTAAGATTCCTACCTTACTAATTATATCGTAACAAGGGGGTATTTACAGGAATGGGACTAATCTTCTTCAGTTAACATTTCTTCCTGCTGCATCTTATCAAATTCTTTGAGTGCAGCACGTTTCTGGCGGCGTAATACATTCAATACACCATTATAATGACCGCGTGAATCTGACCTGCTTGGACATGTATCCCGAACCCATACTGCATCTGCTATACGAGCCCCAATATCATCTACACAAGACTGGCAGCCGAACTGGACCATGTTTCCACCCAACGTTTTATATGATGCATCACCAGACATTTCACGGAGCATTTCCCTGACTAGCGTTTTTACATACAGCCTTTCGCTTAATTCACTCATTATGCACCCCTCATTAATTTTCTAGCTCTTCTTAAAATGGCACCTTTATCGGCTGCCTCGCCGACAACAATTGGCACATTTTCATTATCTGCATCGCCCTTAGGTACCTTAGCTTTTTCGGCAGGTGTGTCAGGTTTCTTTTCTTTTGACCCAGCCTTAGGCTCTTTACCTTTCATGGTAATGCCAACCTCACCGGGAGAAGGTGACTCAGAACCAGAAACACCAGATGATACAATTTGTGATATCCCGCTTAGAAAAACAAACAATGATTGTCGCTCGCCTGCAGATAGCTCTGCTATATACACATCAAGGTTCTTGCGGACCTTCTCATCCTTAAGAGATGAACCACTGCGTATCATATTAAGCTGATCAATAACGTCCCTCAGGCCTGCCCCCAGGACCTCCTTACTGGTCGGAACTTCAACATCCTTGGTTGACTTGTCTGCAGAACCTAATTTCGTAAGGTCTTTTCTAACAATTTTTCTTTTTTCAGTCCCAGTATCTTTATCATCCTTTCCAGTATCTTCTTCTTCGTCAACTTCATCCTTTTTATTTTCATCGGATGCACGAAGGCCGGCCAGGTCCTTATCCTTCTTTGCTTGTTGATGCCGTTCACTTTCATAAACAGGTGGTAAGGCTTCCCTTACGCTCTCCTCAGCAACTCGCTCAAGAAACCTAGCTAGTGCGGATGATGTCTTGATGTCAGCCATTATTCTTCCCACTTATTAATAGGGTGGAGAGGTATCATCCTGACCCTATTCTGTGGGCGCTCTCTATAAAGCTTGTTATACTCTAGGGCAGGGTTATCTTCATGGCTTTCAGCATATGCCTTCTGTTTTGCCTTTGCTTCCTGCTCACGCCTAACAATGTCATCAATAAACTTGTCAAAATGCCCAGCTTGTTCGTTTTGATCACTCATTGTAATGTCTCCTTAAAGGTAATTATTTCGCCCATGCGCCAAAAGTCAGAGTAACAACAGAATTCGCAGACTCCTGCCACTGGATTAAAACATCAACATTCGCAGTTGGTGTAACATCAGCTTTCATAAGCTCCTTGTCGTCGCTAGCAGTATATACCCTATATGATTCCAGGGGTGACACATTCAAAAGCTTACAGGCATCCACTGAGGGTGTTGAAAAGGTATACGATGACTTGCCATCTTCAATAGTTGCCGCAAAGCATAGTAGCGTCCCAGTAATAGTGTAGTCACTAAAAACAAATTCACATGATGGATCTAATCTAATATCATCATCTAGCTTCGGGTAAAATTCACTAAGGTCAACCCTACTCTCTAGCTCATCACTCATAATCACGTTATCTGGATTTCCCATTATTCTGTTCCACTCGTTATCTATATTCGCCACCACTGGCTCCTTCTTCTTCCATAGAAAAATATCTCACATCTTGTAAGATGTTATCAACCACCTGTGCATACTCTTTATCCACCTCGGTTACATCGTTCACATCATGAGTATATACTTCTATTATCACCTTTCGATGATCAATTGTAATCTTTCCATGATGCTGAGAGTCTTCTTGATACAATAAAACTTCATTTAGAAAAGAGAATAGTTCACCAGATGAGGTAAATTCAAACGTTCGCATTAGCCTATTAGGGTCTGATACTACTTCCCATGTATCGGTCTGCACTGGGCACACTGGTAACTTTCTCGATGATACAAAAGATTCATCAAGCAATTGCTTCGGTCCTGGTGAATTGGTAAAATAATCACTCATTACGTCTAATATGCTACCTGACATCTGCTTTACTCCATGGCTTTTTCATGGGCATCCCAGTCAATCTTTGGATCATCTTCTTTTTGCCCTGCTTGAAACTTTGCAGTTGATGTTAATGCTTGCTCTAATGCCTTTTGCCGGCGACCTTTACTCTGCTTGCCCCATTTATCTTTTGCAACATCCAGAATGTCAACATCAAGCTTCGCTAATTTAGAGAGCTTAGGCATTTCCGCATTTGCGAGCCTGGCTAGTGCCGTAGCTGTTTTATCTGGGTCGTCATCTGTAACTTCACCCTTCTCAATAAGTTCTTTATAATCCTTATTAATCTTTTTTGCTAGCTTCTCTTGACTACGAGGCGTTTCACCTAAGGCTTGATTTAAGACAGTTTGGCGTGATCTCTGAGGTAGGTTCATTTTATCAATTTCTGTGCTAATGGCATCAACTGATCTTTTCTTAATAACCCTCATTGCCGGCCTCAAAATATGTGCCGTAAAGAAAAACCTATATGAATCTAACTTCTTAACAGCATCTGGGGATTGCTGGAGTTCTACAGCATCTTCTTCGTCTATATAATCACCAGCGAGCATTCCATCAATGAACTCAGCTGCTGCAAAGTCTCGTAACTCTTCTACATCGTTATGAGGTACGTCATCAATCATATATCTCATCTGTGCTAGCCATCGTTCGCTTGCTTGACGCATTTGTGTAATGGAGCCTGTCCCTTCCTGATCTGCAAGGTCCTCAAGGCTCATTCCATCAGGGGTATTATCGATAGGTTCAACTTCGTCCTCACCCGGATCCCAATCATGTACCGATAACTCTTCTTCAGCATATCTTGGAACGTCCCAATTAGATATTGCCTCAATCATTGTCCGCACTTGTCGGCGAACACTTTCTTCAGTTACTTCTTCCTCAGATGGCTCTTTATTTTCAGGATGATTATGTTCCCCCATTGCATCATCATATAATCTAAGCATATCCCTATAAAATGCCGCAACTTGATCGCCAGGTATCATTCTTGCAATCTGGTCGGCGGCCCGGGCAAGTTCTTTTGGATTTTCTGGAATAAAATCCTCATCTTCAATAGGCGGCCTATCATCTGCTAGTTGTGTAGCCATCATTTCAGTTGGCTCAATAGGCACCTCACTCGGAACAGTTGATTCCGTCTCGGGTGTTTCGTTATCTGCCGAATCTGGGCCGGGTTGATCATACATCCCATACCTTATATTTTCACGTTCAAAAAGAACACCATTCAAAAACTTTCTTAGCGCTGTACGCTTAACTGAAACACTCATATTAAAACTCCAAACAAATTATAACTGGATACTCCAGCACTTAAACACCGCCCAATAATATTTTCATATGGGCCTTTTCACACCCGCCTATACCACGGCAATACCAACCTTCATGATCTGGACCATATCGGTTTGCATATTTTTCTTCTGGGTGCCTACCAACCCAATCCACCTTCTTGCCAGTTAGGGCTTCAACTTCTTCCTTGCTGGTTACTGCCGGTACACCATAGCGTGTTATCATAACATGTGCTATCTTTCCAGACATCTCGGCGATGTCACCACTCTTAAGACCTTCGGCAGTCTTATCCAGGTACATTTTAATTGCAGCTTCACTACCATCATGGCCAACTATCCCCATCTTCATCCTTCCGCCGCGCATCTTCCCTCCGCGGAAATAATCAGGCTCAGGATCACCATCAATCTCAGCAGCCTTCATAACTGTGTATCCGGCTGGAAGGTCGGATGGGCTCTGGACCTTTATGTTACCAAATTTCCCATCACCTAGCGGGACTTCACCATAAGCATTTTGGATTAGATCAAATATTTCATCATCTAAATCACGTTCCTCAGGACAGGGAGGTTCTACACAATCTTCATCATCGAAATCCTCAGGAAAAATTGGAATAGCCTTCCCTATTGGTGCATTAAAATCTGCCCATTTTTTTTCTATCAGCATACGTGCACGGTGTGCCTCAAGCTCTTCTTGAATAATGCGTCTTAACTTAGACTCTGAAATTGATTTACGTTTCATGTCACCTTACCTTGTTTCACTTAGGCCGTAGTTCAAACCTATCGCTAGCGCGCTGGTTGCAACAATTGAGATGGTCGCGACGAATGCAGGGTGCTCATACCACCTTCGCTTAGCTGCCTCAAGTGCAATATCTCGTTGTGCAGTAACCTCTGCTATTCTTAGTGCATCTAATTGTTGCCTTGTACGAGCTTGATCCTCAAGCATCCTCATTGACAATACATCAGCGTTCCTAACCCTTCCCATAGCATAATCTAGCTCATAATCAAAACGACTTTGGACAAATGATTGCCATGCTAGAAAACTGGCTGCTGCTTCTTTATTTAAGAATATGCCTTCGCCCAATGTGGGATATGCACCGGCAGGGATAGGGGTTACCGTACAACCTGCACATGTTGATGCATTTAGAGTAAAGTCAGGAAGATCTAATTGTAACTTAAGATCCGCCAGCGGAATCAATGTACTTTCATAAGTTAGCGTGGGGGCGCCAGGTGATTCTGGTTCCTCAGCATATACTGTAGAGGGCACAACAATCAGCATCATAAAACATAATGTGATATATGAAACTGCTTTTTTTCCCCATGATCTCTTCATTATCCCCTACCACATCACTTGATTAGTCCAGCTAATCGTTGCCAGTTCTCTATAATCACATCATCATTAGACCGATATGATTCTTCCGTTTTTTCTTCTTTGGCATAAGGCTCATTAAGGTCAACTTTTCCTTGTTGAAGTAACTCAATTGCCTGCTGCAGGTGACCTTTGCCCTTACTAATTACAGGCATATCAGGTCTCTCTGGGAACCCGCCAGGGACTGATAACGTTAGTTGAGATACGTTTTCGCCCATTTTCTTTGCTGCTGCAGAAACGGCAGCATCACCCTCTTCATCGGTCCATTCTTCACATGCTGCTTGACACTGATCAGCATCGGCGCCCCAAAAGCCGGCTTTGACTAAAGCCTGAAGCTGTTCTAAGATTCCAGCCTCATTGAACTGGTCAAATCCTCCACTGCCTTCTTTACCTGAGGTTATGCCCAGTTTCACAGTAATCATATTTAAGGCTGCAATCATCTCTTTAGCAGGAAAATCGACAATATAGCCCCCTACTGAGGCTGATGGGTCTATCATACCAGTTGCTATCCACCGGTGGTGGCCATCCATGATGTGGCCGTCGCTAGTAATAATAGCACCTAAGTCACCACCTGGGCCTGTTGGAAATGGTTTAACCTTTAGAATTGCACAGATTGCAAATTGGCATGCCTTTTCAATGTTCATTGATGACTGAGAAGGCTTTAGGTTACTTACAGCAATGTCCCCTGCCTTTGCACCCACCTTATCATCATCTGCATCACCGTCGTCGTCGCCACCAGTTGCCAAAAGTTCTGCCTCATCACCAGCTTTAGTAGCTGCCTTGCTAAGAGGCATTGGAAAGCGATCCGAGTCAACCTTGGTTGGATCTGCATCCTCAAAAAGAACGTCTGCTAGACTAGGTTTACGCTTTCGTTTGCTCACTTTATTTTGAAGCACTTCCCGAATCGCCTTACGCAATTGTGTTTCATTCTTAATCATGATACATAATCTCCTTGATTTCTATTCATAAATATCATATCATACCTCAAACAGTTAATAAATATCATCAACTAGGGGGTGGTGTTACCTCTGCCCCAAGGGCCCTGGCTATATCCTCAGCCAGCTCCTCTATGGATTTCTCGTTATTCTCTTTAATAGCTTTTTCCATTGCTTTCTTAGTTTCGGATCGGTGGAGGTTATATTTTTCCTGAAGCTCTGCTTCAAGTTTATGATAATCTGCCGTTCGTTTGATCTCATTTTCACGGGCTTGTCTCAATACTTCCTGCTCACCCTTAAATCGCTCATCGCTAGCGCCTATCATCTTTTTAGCTAATTCAACCCCATCTTTTCTTGTAAGAACCAGTATAACACCAAATAATCCTAATACTACAAGCCACCCATATTTCTTAAACCAAAGCCATGTCTTTTTAGCTCCGTATTTGAAAGTAAGCCATGTCATTATGCGCCCTCTTCTTCCTCTTCACTTGGTGGGGGTACAGCAATCGAAGGATCATCTGGTAATGCAGGGTCAGAAGTAGGCTGATTTGATGGTTTTTTAACTGCCGATAGGTATCCTGACAGCGATGCGCCGGCGCCTTTGTTGGCAGTCATTAATGCAACAATATCCTGTGCGGATTGTGCTCCTATGAAAACTAGTAAAATTAATGTTAGATTATTCTCTGTTAAGATCTGAGGAATTGTTATTGATCCCTTAGAAATTAATGCCACAGCCCATGGTGTAAGAAAAATTGCCAAAGCAACTAATGTAACCATTAACTTTCTAGAAACAACCTTTTGTAATATTCGGTCAACTACATTATTTCTAGAAAAAATTCCCGGAGTCTTCTCTTTATCATCAGCCATTACCATACTCCCTAAACGTAAAAAACACGTATCTTTCAACACATAAGTATTGCAAACACGTGCTTTCGTATTAAGGAAGAGAAGAAATGTGCTAGTTTAACCAGCCACCGCCATTGCCACCGTTGCCATCGTCGTCATCATCGTCATTACCATCCCAAGAGTTAAGGCCCCATTTTGCAAATGGGTCTTGGGAAAAATGACCAACTACACTTTGTAAGCTCTCATATATCGTAGCCATATCTGTAGCTAGCGCATTATTGGCCTGGGCAATATATTGAACTATTAATTGTGTCTCCTGTAGCCGGCTCTCAAGCTCTAAGACAACCTTATTTAGTTCTGTAACTGATTTTTCTAAGGTCTCAATTTTCTTAGCTTGAGCCTTTATCGTGCGGGTGCCACCCTTACTATCTGTAGAGTCACCAAATAATCCAAAAAATGCCATCTGCTAATCCTCCTGGCCCTTGAGCGGATTCTCTCCCTCTATTGCTCTAAAAATTGACTCAGCATCTGTCTCAGAAAATCCCTCAATAGTCTTGGTTCGCTTACACTCAGCTAATGTCTCAAGTAGGTCTACCATATAGGGTTGAGCCTCTACTATTTGCCTTGCTGTAGCTTCGAATATTTCCTGCATTGAAAGATGATGCTTAAATGCCACCATCCGAAGTGCTGCATGGGTTTCTCTAGTTAAATTTATATGTACAGATTTACGAGTCTCAAAATCTACATAAGAACTAGGCATTATGCGCCACCATCAGCTGCCATTGACCCTATCGCCTGAGGGGCTGGGGGTGTTGATTCATCATCTGCGGCGCGTTGTGTTGCACCAACATATTTGTCATACGTTGAATCCATCATCTCTTCAAAATATGTAGTAGTTTCTTGATCATATTTGTCAAGGAGGTAATCCTTTGCTTTATTTATAATCAGCGCTTCCATATCTAGTAAACTATCATAATTGTCAATAAGGCGACTAACGTCGCCAGCAAAACTAGCAATATCAATGTTGGTTGACCCAACCCAATTGGGGGCGGCGGCGGCAGAAGCTTCTTCTTCAAATAACATATCTGCCAAAGGTCGTTTATGCCACTCAACTTCAATTTCGACATCAGGTGCCACCCGCAGTGTATTATCTGCTGCAACTGTTGCTGATTTCATTGCCTTCGTTTCAAAGTCAATAAGATAAGCTAAGATCTGATCATCAGCAGATCTGCTTAGCGTAGCTTGTTCTTCTGGACTTACATAAATGTCATCTTCAGGCTCTTCCTCTTCTGCCGGTGCATCCTCACCTCCTTCATCAGCAGCTTCTTCGCCCTCTTCTTCGGTTGCTTCTTCGCCCTCTTCTTCAGGCTCGGCCTCAAGAAGTAGATCAAACTCTTCTAAAATCAGCTTTTTCAAATGTTTTTTTGTCAAGCGCATTCTTAAACTCCTAAAACTAAATATCTACCAGCGGTATCCTAAGGTAATTCCTGGATACGGAACAACGGCCTCGAGTCCAGAACCCAATTTCCACACAGCCGCAATTGGAATATAGATTTCCCCATGAAGATGTTCTCCCCACACCTTACCTAGTCCTATAGAAGGGCCGCCGGCAAGATATGTATTTTCATAATCATAGCAATCCTCATACCCATTCGGATAGTCTTCACCGGGAGGTGGGTTGGCATCGACCCATTCACATTCTTCGCCCTGGCTATACATTGCCCCAAGCCCAATCGCGACATTTAAGTAGAAATTATCATCACCCTGGATTCTTTTTCCAAATTGTGTACCTGCAAAAACAGATCCACCATCTTCCTTATTCCAAGCCGGCATTAAAGCTAACTGGCCAAACCAGCCATCCATTGCACCGCGATATGTTAAGCCCAGGCCTGTCGTTGCACCGGCTGTAAAACCTACAGTGCTATGAAGCTGTTTTTTCTGAGTACCTGCATGGGCGCTGGTTGTTAGGGCTAATAAAAATGCACAAGCAACAACTAGTCTTTTCATGAGCTCATCACCTTGGCAATTTTCTCGGCTTTCTTAACACGTTTTTCAATAACATCCCAATCAAGCTCTTTCATCATAGCCCTAATATAGGTTTTTCTATCATTAAGATAATCCCTATAGTAAGATGTTTCAGAACAATCAAGAACAATTACAGGATATGATGATAGCGGTGCATTATTGGCCGCCAAGTCTACAACCACATTTACATAGCGGTTTAACCAAGAATTATAGACTGTCATAGCCCAGCCGCTACGAGATGATAGTGCACATGCGATAAAATCTTTCTGCCAATCATCAAACGTTCCAAAATCTCTTTCAAGGCGCATAAATGCCAGAGAATCCATTGCCAATCGACTTTGCATATCACTGATATTTTCAAAAAACATGCCGTGAAGAAATGCTGCATTTAGATTATATGACTCATCTACCTTAAGGTTTCGAAACTCAGAATGATTTGCATTAACATCCGACCTGTCCGTAGCATCCAGCTTGGCACTAACTTCATTTAGTGAAGCAATGTGGTGCTCCATTACTTCAAGGTGTGCTGTCTTATTCTTATTACTAAGAAGCTCTGTTTGAAGATTGAACTTCTTTCCTTGTGTGACGTAAGCTTCTTGAAGAACCTTTTTTGCCTCTTCGGCAGAGAGCTTATCCGGGGACATACCCAGGGACTCCCTAATGGTTCGAACTAGTTCCTCGCGTGTCAATGCAGATTTATTTGATGCCATGTTATTTAACCTCATATTCCTTTTCGAACTCTTCCTGATCAACTATAAATATCTCATCATCTGCAGAATCCTGATTCTTAAGCTTATATCTATCAGGTGCCTGAGCTGCTAATGGATCACCGGTTGCAGGTGGTTCAACTCGTGGTTCTTCCGGAAGATTCAATGTAACCTCAAGATCACCAGACTCTGGGTCTTCCTCTACATTATCTACCGTATATTCATATTGTGTATCTTTATGACGTACTTTAAGATCCTTTCCGACGATCATATTTCCCCTATCGTCGACCATATCGGATTCATCCAAGACCTCTGTTAGTCTTTTTTTGTACTCATCTCTCATCATTCGGATAATATCACCCTCGGTTAACATACTCATATTAGTACCCCTTAATTCCTGCTGCGCGCATCCATCGATGTCTTACCAGTTCATCTGTAGACCAGTCCGTATTATGATCAGCCATTGGGTCTGAAAATTCATCTTGAGGAGGTGTATCTAGATTTACTATACGTTCTGTCAACAATTGTGCATCGCGTTGTGAAAATCCTTCTTCAAAAATATCTTTGCCAACTGCTTTATTCATTGCTAGTCTAAATGCCCGACGTGATCTTGTAGCCTTACCACCCTCGCCGGCGATGTCAGGGAAACTCTTAAGAAGCCTGGCAAGCTTCAATTTATCAAATGGGATACTCCCCAGTGCCTGTTCTGCTTTGTCAGCCATTTCATCAGCAGCCTCAATATCTTCTGGGGAAAGTTCTGCATCTTCACCTGTTAGCTCTTCATCTTCTGTTTCTCCGCCGGTGGTGATGTCTGTTACAATTTCATCTTCCATAGCATCATTAATACCTTGGGCCACCTGTGTAAGAACAGCATTTTTGTCAACATCATCACCTAAATCGTCCGCGCCACTCATTTTAACCAAGTCTTCAAATCCAATTTCTTCATTTAATAAAGACATAAGGGAAAATGAATGCATGGATCGGCGTTGAAAAGATTCTTCAAAAACGACACCCTTGCCTGAAAGAACTTGCTTAAAGCCATCAACCTTGCCGAGGTTCTGTAGGATCTTTTGTGCAGATGCACCATCATCAGTAACATCAAGGACTGCCTTTGCAATATCTTTCCATTGTTTACCTGCTGCCTCAGCATCATCTAGATTAGCCTCATCGGCAAGATCTTCTAGAGCATCTTCCGGGGCAACGTCACCGGCCTCGACTGCAGCATCAACAGCCTCGACTGCATCTGATCCATCTTTGACCCCTGCACCAGTTAGCTTCTTAAGAAAATCTGGATAGTTGTCTTCAATATACTGCATAAGATCAAAGTTTGGACGTTTTTGGGCTTCCCCTGGAGATGCTACTTTTCCGCCCTCCTCTTCAGCGGCGCCTGAAAGGTCATCCTCCATTCCGGCCATGGCTTCACCGGCTGCCTCGGCGCCTTTATCACCTTTGGCGTCGGCCTTCTTTACCTCAGCGACCATTCCTGCCAGTTCTTCAAGCGATAGTCCCAACATATCTTCAGTAAAAACTGATTTGTCGAGCTCTTTCCCCATTTTGCCCTTAAACCACCCCACAATTTTACCAAAAAGACCTTTTGACTCCTTTGATGGAACATATGAACGCTCGATACCTGTGCGTAGGGTTTTCTCATCAGGAAAATCCCCACGTTCATCTTCACCCATTGCCGCAAGATCTTTAAGCGATTTTTGTATTATTTCAGGTTTTTGCTCTTTTGCAAATGTTGTCTTCGATAACTGACCACCGAGAAGTGCAACAGAGTTAGCAAAAGAGTCTCTAGCTTTTTGAATCTGAGTCATGGCAGCAGAAGCGGTTTGTGCACGCTTCTTCATTGTTTTTGTATCACCCTTGATTGCTAGTTTTACCATTTCACCATTATCGGGCAGCTCAGCAACTAGTTCCTGGAAGTACTTTTTAACATTTTCCATTTTTGTGCCTGGCATGCTGCCAGCAAGGGCCTCTAAGCCTGCACGAGTTTGCTTCACCGCGGAGTCTAGTTTTTCTGCTTCATCTTCACTAACATCCTCAGTTAGCAAAAAACTCATAGAGCCATGACCTAATGACTCCTCAAGTGTAGTAAGACGATTTAGCTTATTAGAAGCTTCAATCATCATGAAGATATTTCGAAAATCCTGTTTTGTTGGACGAGTTAGCATATTTTATTTCCTTCTACCGATCGTGAAATGCACGCTGTACTAATATTATGTATTGTGCTAGGGGGTAAACTTCCGTACAAGAAGGCCCGATTTCCTTAACACGTCCAACCCATCAGTTATCCGATATTCCTCATCGTATATAACTTCGGCAACACCAGAATTAATGATAACTTTTGCACACATCTCACATGGAGACATTGTTACGTATATCTTCTTCTTCTGGGGATTGTTGTAATCTAGTTTTATACATGCATTTATCTCAGCATGAATTAAGCCAGACTTTCCTGGCTCTAAAGAATCAACTTCATTTGAACCACCTTTATAGTTGCCATTATAACCCAGGGCTAAAACCTGGGTATTCTCTTCATTCACTACAATCGCACCTACTTGAGATCTTGGGTCAATAGAACGACGGGCAATAAGGTGTGCCATCTCCATCCAAATATCATCCCACCCTGGGCGACCTTTTCTAGCTTTCTGTGTTATCATCTCCGGGTCCAGCAAGGTGTTCCATAGTTTTGTTGTTTGGTCCTTCATCCAACTCTTCATTGATTTTTTCCTCTCCAGTGACTGCAACCACTTCAGCATTTAATTCTTCCTCCGAGGCTAATACCTCATCCTGTACATCGAATAATTCTTCAATATTACAATCTCCAGGAAGATTAAAGCCAGCTGCTTTGCGGTGGCCACCACCACCATATTTCTTAGCAATCTCTGATACATCTACATCATCATGAAATGCACGTAGGCTCACCTTGACATCATAATCATTATGGTCATAATACCAAATGATTGCAAAGTCACAATCTGGCGAAAGGCGAGCACCAATCTCCGACATCCAATGTGATGCATTCACAACCAGCACATCCCTTCCTTCAAAAACGCGCTTGGATGCTTTCTCACACACTTTCTTAACAACAGTCTTTGAATATGCTAGGACATATGAGCCCCTCTTTACAGCATCATCGAATACAGAGTCATCTTCAAATTTTTCAAATTCCTCAAACTCAAAGGGCACCATATCAAATGCAGCAGAAAATTCCTTTGAGTAAGGGAGTTCCCACTTCCAAAGGTCTCTATCTTCAATGTAGTTAATGAACTTTGGGACGTCCTTACCTGGATGAAAGAAATCCCAAGCCAACCGAGCGCCGGAGTGGGTCATATCAAATTGGGCATTTGATATATCATGTAATTCTACCACAGCGGACTTATGATGATCAATAATGATAAGATCCTTGGCATCCTTAATCATTTGCTTTGTTGTAGCATTATTATAAGAAAAATCCAGAATTGCTACAGTTTTACCAGTTACATCCGGGGGTTTTGTTCCATGTTTACATGCAAGGTATTCGGCTTTATTTCCTAATAACTTCCATGCAGAAAATGCAGCACCGAATCCGTCAGTACAATCTGCATGATAGATTACCAAATCTATGCTGGACGGTTCTAGCAATGGCATGACTAACTATCCTTTTCACGCTGGTTCATATAACTATGATGTTCCCAGCATCGTGGTTCATATAACTCTTTGCCACCAACTGCAATCTCTTCTAGGCCTTCGATTTTTCTATGTGTATAATAAGCATCATAACCGGTAACCGTACAGACTGCTGGACATACTTCAATCTTGGTAGCCCATGGCATCATATCCCTAATTTCCTCAAAAACATTTCCTGAGGCTGACAGTTGTAAAGATGAGACTACTATCGTCTTGCCGAGTCTAAATAGTTGCAGTAAAACTTCTGCAATCCCATTTATCATAAATGCTTCATCGACAGCAATAACATCAAACTCATCATACGTATCTTTCAAATAATTTAGAATATCATTTCCATCCTGCACACCAACTGCAGGAAACCTGCCCCCAGAGTGTGTGCTTATCTCAACAGATGAATACCTATCATCCATTCTTGGCTTAAACGCAACTACACGGCGGTTTTGATAATGGTATCTATCAACTACAGCAAGAAGCCTTGTCGTCTTTGATCCAAACATTGGACCAGTAAAAATAATAAACTCTGGATTCACTATAACCCCCACCATTCCCATGTTTTTCTAAGCCCTTCATCAAGAGAAACCTTAGGTTCATATCCTAAAACCTCATAAGCCTTAGAAATATCTGCCAAGGTATGCTTTATGTCACCTGTTCGAGCAGATGCACATACTGTCTCTATATCCCTAAACTTCCCTCGAAACTTAGCAAGTACTTCATTATTTGAATATTTTTTTCCCGTTGCAATATTCAAAATTTCACCTGCTAGTTTACCGGCAGGAGCTTCTGCTGCAAGAATATTTGCCTCTATAACATCATCAATAAAGACCATGTCTCTCGTCTGAGTCCCATCCCCATCTGATCTTAGCGGCTCATCTGTTGTAACTTTATGACACCATGCTGAAATTGCTGTAGCATATGGAGAATCGCCAAGCTGACGAGGTCCATATACATTAAAATATCTAAGGCAAACTGCCTCCAGTCCATAGAGATCGGCAAAAAGCTTAATATAGTCTTCACAAATACGTTTTTGAAGAGCGTATGGCGACTTAGGCCTCAATGTAAAAGATTCACTAACTGGTAGCTTCCCTAGTTCACCCTCTACATCACCATATACTGCGGCCGATGACGAAAATACAACTCGATCCACATTCCCAATAGCATAATAAAGTAAACCTACAGTCTTAAGAACATTTGTCTCTGTTGTCTCGACAGGACGCTCTACAGAATATTCAACTCGAGGATTTGCAGCAAGATGAAAAATTACATCATATGTACCTGCCTTAATTCTATCTAAAACATATTCATGTGCAAAATCAGCCTGAATCATTAAAAGATCTGGGGCATCATCATGTACTTTATGATTATAGAAATATAATAAATTTGCAGGAATTGTCCTAACGGCCAAGGGCTCTAAAAATACAAGGTTCCCATTTGACATGTCATCGACGCCCTCGACAGACCACCCTTCTGCAATTAACCTATGTACCAAATTGCTACCAATAAACCCGCAGCAACCGGTAACTAATGCTTTTTTCTTTTTTGTCATCTTCTACTCTCTAAAATTTGTGATATCCTACAAAGTCGGTTGATTTAAGCAGGGATCTTTTCTCATTTTTTAGGCCAAGTTTTCCGCATCGATGAGCAGCCAGTACCTTAACCCAGTCAGTCCAATATGAATCTTCTGTCCGAAGTAACGCAGGTGCTGATTTGATAATGTCTTGTAAGACGCTGGTATCTTCTGCATTCCGAATCTCTTCCTCTAACGCAAAGAGGAGAGTCGTCGGTGGCGTAGTTGTAACCGCAGGCATTGGTCCGATTTTTCTATGCAACTCTAATGCAGTCTTAATAGCATCTTTCTGCAACATCTTCTCCACCATTTCATAATGTCTTTCATATATGTGTAATGAATTACTCACGTGTGTATACGTGCCCACGTCAATGCCTAACTCAAAAGCCATTAGTTCTTGAAGCATTGTAAATGCTGGAATATCGTATGCAATTCCCAATATTAGATCTGAAGATCGCATATGTGCAACAAGGTGAAGCTTCTCATCCCTGATAAAGAATTGAAGCGACAACGTACAAGGTACATCTAGCTTAGCTTCCACAGAGTCCCAAGGCGAACGAATATGCACTACTGCCCGGCGGGAATCAGGGTCATTTTTTAACTCATTTTTAATATAGTCCCATTGAGAAAATGAACCACCAGCAATGCGCGGGTGGGGTTTGAAAATTCTAGCACCATATGCAGAATTTGCAGTTTTACCATCGTCACTAATATTCCTCCAGAATGAAGAGTAATTTGCTATCCACTCCGTCTCATTATTTCCAGATAAATACCACAATAGCTCTGCAACGACATATGTCGTAGAGAAATTTCTCATAGGCACATAAGGTAACCGATCAAGCGGATTCGTTATAGTAAATTTGCATGCTAGTTTCTCCTTAATCGCCATCCCTCGAGGTGCAGATTCATAATCCGGATCTTCATATACCTGCCTTGCTAAATCCAAATAGCATGATGTAAAATCTTCATATACGTTACTCATAAAACCCCCTAAGCCTGATGCTCAATAAATTCACAGACATGGTCGACTTTAAAGTCATGATATCTCAAAAGATTATCCCTCTGTTCTGCTACGATTTCTTCACGTTCAGTGGCGGTCATACCCTTTAGCTCGAGTACACGCTTGTTAACATCCCATCCTGAGTTAACTGACCAGTACTTGCCAAGTAAATCATCTTTTACAAACTCCGATGGTACTAACGCCGGCGTATTTGTAATAATATTCTCCAAATAACGAGGCGAAGCAAATCCCTGCCTTGCGTATCTTGGCTTTGTAATATGAACAGTTGCAATAAAAGAATTCAGTCTCTCCATCGACTCTCTAAACCCTAGCCGAGGAGCAAACGACACAAACGGATGAAGTGTAACCAAAAGCTCAGGTTGTACTCTTTCTGGGGAGCGTTGTAACCAATTTCCATGTACCGTTGTTTGCACCCCATTTTCTCGAAGTAACTTGCTTGCTTGTGAGTAGTACTTCATAAACATTTCATCTCGTTCGTAATTGTTTCCAATATACCCAAGCTCTAATGGCTGCTCTGCAGCAGAAAATAGTGGCTTGAAGTCAGACCAAAATGTCAATCTCTCACGACGTAAAAACTCATTCTTAGGATTAAATGTAGGGTCAGCAACAATCATCTCTGGCCAGGTTTTTTCATCTTCTGGGGTCATTTTAAGATCTGTATCCCATGCAATCACTGGTGTATTACCACAGTAGTGGTTTAGCAGCTCTTTTTGCCTATCAAGATCTGGCTCAAATTTATCTGGGCCGGAGTTTTTATAAATTGGCCAGCGCCATTCAAGAAAAACAACATCAAGATCCGGTAATCCTTCTGAATACGTTAAGTTTTTATAAGGTACAGGTTCACGACGTTGTTGCAATGCAAATACCTCATGCCCCCTACTAACCAATGTATCTACCAAAAGGCGGCGACCATATCGATGCCCATCAGGTGTGTTGGCAATATTACATGAGTCAAAATCCTCACAAAATCCCCAATATGATAATCCAATTCTAGCCACGCTCATAACCTCCTACAAAGTTTAAGACTTCAAATAATTCTCTATCTAAATTTTCATCATCAACATTCAAAAAGAATGTATCACAATTTGTCCAATCACTAAATGCCCTGTAGATCTCTTCAATGTCCTGGAGGATCGCTGGCTTTATCGATTCGAATTGATCCACAACACCATCATAACTTGTTCGGCAGGGAATTATAATTTTAGCATCAAGGGCCGCGGCTCGATCATCAATCGCTCTTAGCACACCATAGTCTGTAGGCCTCTTGAATGCCTTAGAGTACACCCATTCAGAAGGGTACCACCTATCCATAATAACAGATGCTTTTGTTTGCTCCAGATATGATAAGAAATATGGGTCGCCATACGTCATTGCATTAATGAAATAGGATGGATCATCCTCAAAGCAACTCCATTCAGACTCATTCTTAAAATATGGGACCCCTATTACTCGCTCCAACTCCTTGGCAATGTTTGTTTTTCCACAACCATCAGGGCCTTCGAAGATTAATATTTTCTGTTGTTTATCCATTTCATGTACCCATTGCTATGTAACATAGTATACACTACATTAGCTGCATTGTATCAATCACCTTGACCATGGGAGGTATACCAATCGTCATCCTCGCCTGAACAAAATTCTTGCTTATCTTGTTTTACTACCTGCTTTAAGAGAGAGGCATTCTCAGCTTCAAGCTGGTCAATTTTTTGCTCAAGCTCTGATATCTTTATCCTTGCCATAAACAGTTCTTCTGTATATAGCTTTGAGATATCTCGTTGTAGCCCCTCTATGTCTTGGCGCAATGATGATATTGTATAGCTATCATCACCGGTCTCCCTGTCTTCTTTCCACTTCTTAAAAGAATCACTCATTGCGATCTCCTAGCTACTTAACACCTTCAGCTTATGCATCTTTGTTGAGCACCCAAATTCATTTTTACTTACCTCTGCAACACAGACAGAGTATAGGGGAAGGGGGGTTTCTCCATCCCATCCCCAACAGAACATTCGAGTTGAACCAGCGAGTCCGGCGGCAGTGAGAAGTAAATATGGCCGGCGGTTTTTTGTTAGCTTCGGTTTTGCATCGACAACAACAAACCAATATAGATCTTGCTCTTCAGCTTCATCAATAGGACGAATATTTCTCTCTTCAAGTTTTTCCTGAAGCTCATCAGGAACTAGCATCGCGGCATTGAAGTTACCCAGGAGCTCAATGGTATTTTGTGCCATCTCACGACGGGTCCACTCTGCCATATCCTGAGTATCGATTACAGCCTCATAAAAAGCGTTCTTTCCCTTAAATGGTTCTTTCTTCGTAGATTTCTTAATGTCATTATTGCGATCGATTAATACTTCATGGACTTGCCTCCAGGAAGAAAATTGTTTTCCCTCCCCCACGACGTCCATGGATCCTAATGCACGGATCCTAATCAGGCTAGCAAGAGCCCGCTTATTGAATTTAGAATGTCTCCACCCACCCTCTTCATTCCATAGCATATCTTCAATATTCTCATATGGGCGGTTCGCAACGATTTCATCAATCGCGGACTCACCAATACCCTTACATGAGAGAAATGATGGCATGAACTTCTTACCCTCTAGAATAGTCCATGTTTTATCAGCATGATTAACGTCAAGTGGGACAATCTTATAACCCAGCTTTTTGATTTCGCTGTAAGCTTTCTTTCGCTTATCTGGAGTATTAGACATTGCCTCGAGGTATGCACAGAGCCACTCTTCCTCATAGTGATGCATCAACCAGGCACAGTAATAAGATACAATAGCATAACTGACAGCATGGGACTTATTGAACCCATACCCTGAGAAGAAGAGGATCTTTTCGTATAGGTCATCTGCCAAGCTTTCACGCAGGCCATTGGATACGCAACCACTGACGAATCGCTCCTTAAGTTCTTGGGCTTGTTTCTTCATGGCCGCGGCCTTCGAAGCCGACCTCTTCATAATGGTACGGCGGATCATATCACAGTCTTCCTTGGGGAACCCTGCAACGACATGGCATAGTTCCATGACTTGCTCTTGGAAAATAATTGTACCGTATGTGCTTTTGAGCACCTTCTTGATGAGTGGATGCTCATAGTCAACATCCTCGGGATTCGCCTTCGCACCCAAATAGATCTTATGCACATCCGCGGAGAGCGGCCCGGGACGATAGATACTGGTCAACGTTGCAATATCCACAATACTACGGGGGTTACCCTTTTCAAAGAATCGCTGGGCTCCCTTCTGAGTCGCTTGGAAGATACCTCCCCAGCGCCCAGAATGGTAGACCTGCTCATAGACATCCTGGTCATCAAAATTGATCACCTTTGGATCCATGTGGGTATCAAACCAAGTACGTACATCATCAAACGTTGGCTTCTCTACACCCTCATGACGTTGCATGATCAACTCGATACTGCGCTCGATCATACGGAGTGTCTCCAAGCCAAGGAGATCGAATTTAATCCAGCCGAACTCTTCCAGGTGCTTATAATGCATCCCTTCGACCCATGGGGTTTGCACCTCTCCCTTGGCCATGATAACAGGCATGCGCTGTTCAATGTTTTCAGAAACAATAACCCCACCCGCATGTCGGCCGAGACTCTTATTCTGCTTGAACAGGATCTCAATTGGTTCAGCTACCTCTGGGTATTTCTCAATAAACTCCCGGAAGACCTTACTATGTTGGACCGCATCCTCGTATAGCAAGACAAATAGGTTCTTATCAGTCCCCTTCTTGAAGACAGCCCGCTTCACATCGTTCTCTACAGGACCAAGTACCCTATTCACCTCGTCAAACGGAATTCCGTAGAATCTCGAGATATCCTTCACCAATGATTTGAGTTTGAACGTGTTATAGTTCGAAATGGGTACAATATTCTCTTTGCCAAACTCCCTCTTCATCAGATCAATCAGGAGGTCTCGGTCGGCCACGTCACTATCAATATCTGGGTATTCCTCTCGATGCAACGATAAAAACCGTTCAAAGAGGAGCCCGTATTCAATGGGGTCCACATCTGTAATATATAACACGTAGTTAACAAGCGATCCAGCACCACTACCACGACCAGGACCTACCAGCATATGCTTACGTGCAATATCCCAGATGGCCTTCATGGTCAGGAAGTACTTAGAGAACTTCTTTTCCTTAATTACGCCAAGTTCTGTCTTAAGGCGGGTGATATACTCGGGATTAGTATGGAGACCACGTCTTACTAGCCCTTCTTTACACGCCTCGAGAAGTGCCTTGTCTTCCGTAAGCCCTTGTGGTACTACGTAGTTTGGTAGCTTCACCGACTTATCCGGGTGGATGTCACCAATCTCGTGATGCACAATATCATGGGTGCGCTCAATGGCATCGAACACTAGTTCATCATCATACCAATCGCATCCCTCTTTTACCTCATTATATGTGTCCCATACCTGCTCGGCGTTCTTTGGGTACAACTCACACTTGAGGTCCTCTCGGCTTTGGGGAAGGTTCTCGGGGTTGAACTCCTTATAATTGAGCCAACCCAGCTTGCGGTAGATTTCACGCTCTTTCCAGTGATCGGGGTGCGAGTAGTGAGAATCGGTGGTGACCACTAGCTGGTCATCAAGATTCTCGTTACGAGCAAATTCCATAATAGCTCTATTAACCAAGTTTTGTGCTGGAAGCTTATTGAACTGCAGCTCTAACTTTACATTCCCTCGGCCAACTGAATCTACTAAGCTTCCATATGCATTACCTACACTCGTTTGTACCTTGGCCATAAGTGAAGGGTCATCCAATAGTTTTGCATTGAGGTCATTAAACTCAACCTGTTGAAGATGGCGAAAAACCTCATAACATAGTGGGCCGCCTAAGCATGCGCTAGATACCATTAGATGGCCACCCTCGGCCGCCTCTTTAAGCATCTTATAGTCTACACGAGGAAACCTATAGAAGCCCTCCTTGTACCCCCTAGACACTAAATGAAACAACCTTTGTAGGCCAATGGATGTCTTTGGAAGGACCACCAGATGATGCCTGCGCTTCACAGGATCATAAAACTTACCTGATTTGGTTTCCTCTTCATTCTCAACAGTAACGCCAGCATCAACCTTGGTAATATCAATAGTTTCATCATCTACGTCAGTAATTGCAAGAAGAGGTGTTACTAGGGCTTCACGTTGTGCGCGCAGTGTATGTAGTGCATCCTTGTCACCTTTTTTGGCAGCCTTCTGGATCTCATAGTCTAACTTCCAAGCATCAAGATCCGGGTGAACATACATTTCGCAACCTGGAATAAACTTAAAATCTGCCCCTGCCTTATTCAGCTTCTCATTATAAAGCCAAGCATGAGCAAACGAATTCATATGACCATGGTTAGTAAGACACCACGAGTCCATGCCATTTTCACGAACAAAGTCAATATGCTCCTGAGGATATCCCAATCCGTCGAATGTTGAAAACCCATCATGGGCATGGAGTGATGTAAACTTGCTTGGCTTTTTTGACATGTATGTAATCCTATGTAGTCGCGTCTAGGGTAGTTCCATGTCTATTATATCTTATTGGTGCCTATTTTACACGTAGATTACAAACTAATTTGCTTATCCATATTTCGAAATCTCATACCGCCGATATACATACCTGCTATCTTCTGGATCGATGCCTACTTCACGTAATGCTTGTTTTACTGTTTCTATTCTTTTATCGCCGGCGGGACATATACAATACACACGTATGACTCGGCCGCCTATGTAGGCTTGTGCATATCCGAAATCATAACAAATCGAACAATGAGACATCGGCATTGAACTTCTCTATTAAAGCCCTGCATTTATTAGTTTAAAGTTTGTATCAACTACAAAACTCGAATGTTTCCTGGTCCAGCCCGGGTAATTTATTCCTTCATGATCTTGATCTGGTTTATAGTACGGAGGGGATACCCACAACGAAGCATGGACTAACTCATGAATAAATGAAGTGTTCCCTATCGTTCTATGCATCGGCTCTTTACTAGCATATACCCATATCCAGCCGGATGTTAGACAAAGCCCTATTATCCATGGCTTTTCTAGCTTTTTCCCATCTATCGTATATGCAGAATGTATCGTTTTCTTCTCCGGACTCCACTCTATCAACATACCGTTTAGTTCTTTCCAGACATCACCATTTGGATCACCAAACTCTGCTTTCCATCCCGTATAGAACATCAACATTGCCTGAGAAACGTCGTGCGAATCGTATTTTTTACAATTATGTACTATATGCCAGGCATTTTTGAACTTTGGAACTCGAATCATTTGAGGAAATGGCTGTTTCTTATCACAACCTGGATTATATGATGCATCATCATAATATGCTATTGGATGGAACTGTGAGAATAACTCAAGGCGCGCATGGGCCTTTACTAGTTCAAGATCATCATCAGCTGACGCATCTGTATTTAGGATAGTTGCTAATAAGCAGACACAAAAAAGAAATATTGCACGCTTCACGGACCCCCCTGATTTTGTTGACCTGGAATACACACGTCTTCAAAAACTTCATTTAGTAACTGAACTCCGGCCGGTACCGATCCCCCTAGTCCTATGTTAAATGCAGCAAAGTCCTTTATCCGACCCTCTACATCAAGCTGGCCACCAGGGAATCCCCACATATTTTTCCATGATGATGTTGTTACAACATAAAACTCATAGTTCCCCCCTGGCTGTTCTTCACAATCAGGGTTAGCTATACAGCAGCCAACGGTACAATTATTCATTCTTCCCAATACATCTGGCAAAGTAATCTGGTTCCATGTCTGTGGGGGCTCGTCGGTTAACAATACTATATATGGATATGCATCAGCTCTCCAATCCAAAGGCATGTTCAAATTTACATTTCCTTGTACCGGTTGTATGCACATTGAGGCATATGCTGCATCGAAAGTTGGTTCCCATCCCCCATTATTTTGGATCGAATTAACGTCTGCTAAAAATGGGCCAATAGGCTTGAACACTTGCCCATTGTTTGCATTTATTAATCCATACGTTGGACTGTTGCCACCATTGGCTCCGGCTGGAGGAACTACGGCTACAGCAAATCTATGGCACTCTTCATCCGGGGCATTTGGCATATTTGTGGGTGGACATAACGTCTGTTGAAATGTTCCAACATATTGACTTATGGATTGAAACAATATCCCAATCGGCGATTGTAGGCTGCCTGTATTACCCATTGAGCCTGAAACGTCTACTATGAATAGCATATCAACTTTTTCATGAGGGTTTAGATCTTCATCAATCTCGGTATCACAATCGTTATCAAGGCCGTCACAGACTTCGTCGGTTGGCAGTACTTGGTCATTACATGGACCAGAAAATGCCTGCCCATCACACTCTCTCCACCCGCCTATGCAGACACCCACACCTTCTGTACCCGGTGGGCCTTCGTAGCATGGGTCATTTATTCCCACACAAATCTCTAAATTTGGATCCTGACTTACATCCTCAGAATCGATTCCGCATACACAATCATCATCCCACCCATTACAGACCTCAGCGGTTACACCAATAATATAACAAGGGCCCCATTC